TACCCTAAGTTTCCCTAGGGGATGGACTGTATCTTAGATTTTCTCCGGTTGCTTAAACCTTCACTGAAAACCCACCTCCGTGCGGTCTCTGATGCCCTACCATAGACTAGCATGTCGTCGTTAGGTAGTAAGCTTGCTGATTGCCCAATCATTATCATTTTCACCATACCCAAGTTTTTTTTCTTGGCCACTCATTCCTTTCGGATATCAGCTTGGTAGATAATGCTCTAAGGGGTTCCCAGAACAATAGAAGAGGTGTCGCAACTCTGACGACGACAAGTCAGAGTCACTAATTGCTGGTCTGGTTATATCATTAAAAACACGATACTGAGGACCCAAGTGTTTTCCCATAGCTAGAGCTCAATTGGCTATGGCACGCAATTTTTCTGGTCTTGTTTACTGTTGATAGTAATAACATCCACATTACTACAACTAATACATCAAACCCGCCCATACCGGACATTACACGCAAAACGTTGTAATTCACGGCATACACGCGAACCTTGGCGGTGTTCGTGCCCTCAACGGTGGCGTTGGAGAGAACAAGCTGAAGGGTAGCGTTATCAATACGAGAGAAGTTGCACGAGCCGGAAGGCTGGTGCTCCTCGGGCCTCAGTGCGAAGGAATACAGGTTGATTCCGGTGTCTGGGGCGCGAGTGTGGTGCTGCCAAGGCTGAACGAGGTCGAAGTAGGTTCCTTCGCGCTCAGAGAAGCGATCCTGGCCGTTAAGCTGGAGCTTGGCGGTGACGACTGGGTTCTCACCCCAGCAGTGCATATCGAGGGAAGTCTCAGCCAGAACAAAGGTGCCGGCATCAGAGACACCGGAGTTCTGACCGGAGCCGAAGTTGGGAAGGTTGTAAGGCTTGTTGGTGTCGGTTCCGTGCCACCAAGAAGTGCCGGTGGTGTAAACATCTTGGGCACCGGCATCAGTGAAGAGGCCGGAGGCGTTGATGTAAGAGCCGGTGGTGGTGGCGACGGAGTCGTGAGAGCCGAAAGCCATGATGGCGTTGGGGAGGGCGTCGACGGCGTCGGTGTAGTTGAAGGGCTGTGCGCCGAGGAGACGGTTGAGGACAGTGCCCTTGTCGAGGGACGAGCAGTAGTCGACGTTCTTGTCGGGCTGGACGACCCAGATGAGCTCCTTAACGGGGTGGTTAAAGTTGAGCTTGATCTTGTTGGAAGAAGAACCGACGGACTCATCACCGGTGAACTGAAGTTGCTCGATGAGGTACTCGTGGGGGTTCTGGGCCATACGCCTGCGCTCATCGGTGTCGAGGAAGACGTAGTCGACGTAGAGGGAAGCGGCGACGAGGGACTGGTTGTAAGCGGAGGTGACCTTGGTGGTGGTGGCGTCGTCGTTGAGGGAGTTCATGGCCCACAAGCACTCCTCAATAGGGCGGATATCAAGGTTAATCTTGACCTCGTGGTATTGAAGGGCGATGAGGGGGAGGGCCAGACCGGGGTTGCGGCAGAACCAGAACTGAAGGGGGACATAGAGGGTGGTCTCGGGGAGAGCATTGCGGGGAGCGCAAACCTGGCGAGGAGCGGAAGCGTCGCAAGGGCCATCGATATCGTTGAAGGAGGGGTCGGTGATGAAGGTCAGCTGGGTAGTGTTTCCGATCATCTTGAAGTAACCGCGCTGCTGCTCGGTAGACATAGTGAGCTGGTTCCAGATGTGCATCCAGTCGCCGTATTGGCGATCAATGCGCTGGCCACCGATCTCAACCTCCACCTGGGAGATGAGCTGCTCACCGGGGAAGTCGAGCCAACGGGCATAAACACCCTGACCGTTGGCGCCCTTGAGGGGCTGTCCGATCTCGGGGAGAGTCACCTGAAGGTAGGTGCGGTACGCCAAATCACCGTTACGTGAGATGGTGCAGGTCACACGGCGACCGAAGTCAGCCTGGCCGTTAAAAGTCTGCTCGATAGACTCCATGGCGAAGTTAGTGTGACGCTTGTAGCTAACCTTCCAGAAAGTAATCTGGGGGTTACCAGTCAGGTAAACGTCCTGTGCGCCGTAGGCGACAAGTTGCATAAGTCCTCCACCCATTGTATGAAATTGCTGGTTATACTATTCAAAAAGAAAAAAAAATTACGAAAACGACATAATTACGAAAACGAACGATTTTACTAAATATCAATTAAACAATAATTACTAAACCTCTTTATACACAAACGGATTCCGTATTCGTCATATTTTCGTTGCGTGATTTATATATACTACGCCTGTATTCGTATTTTAACTATCTATCGTGGAGGTGCGTTTCGTATTTGTCGTGTGATTATATGTCGTTATTCAAGTATAAACCGCCTAAAAAAATCATATTAGATGAAAGAAGTATTACTACACTGGATAGTAAGCATAAAGAGCTACAAACCGAATTTCAAAATATCGAAGATACAGTTATACCGACGCTTGAAAGTGAAAAAAACACCCTAAAACAACGATTGGAAAAACTGCGCAAAGATATATCGGCTGGCGGTGGCGGCGGCGGCGGCGGCGGCGGCGGCGGTGACGCCAATATTCCTAAATCAGAGAAGTTGGTGATTGAAGAATGCCTTGAAATTCGCGACCGAATCAAAGAAATCAATGACAGCATCAAGAAATATAAACAGAACTATAAAAACTATTACCTTCATAATAGCGAGTATATCTTCGAGTATTTCGAAAACAAGAAAACAATCACAACGGGCGGGTCGATGAAAACGAAATCCCTAAATGCGTTCTTCAATTTGCCGGAGGCCAAGAAGACCGAAGAGCTCTTTAAAATCCAGCATAATACTGTCGAAAAATACCTGGCGAATATCGACCAGACGTATATGGATATTTCTAAATATGTCTATCCTACAGATATATGCCAGTTTTGTCGACAGGGGGAGATGATACCGGTTGAAAGTGAAGGGATTATGGTTTGTAACCAGTGCGCCAAGCATGTCGTTTTTCTCATCGATAACGAAAAACCGTCGTATAAGGAACCGCCTAAAGAGGCCTGTTTTTACGCGTATAAACGCATCAACCATTTCCGCGAGATTCTCGCGCAGTTTCAGGCGAAGGAGACCACATCGATACCGGACCACGTTCTTGAAAGCATCAAACAGCAAATCAAGAAAGAGCGGATTGAAATTACTCAATTCACGGATAAGAAAGCGAAAGAGATTATGAAGAAACTGGGATTTAATAAATATTATGAACACATTCCATTTATTAAAGATAAACTGGGGATTAAACCTCCGGTGATGACGCCGGATTTGGAGGACAGATTGTGTAACCTGTTTATGGAAATCCAGGGACCTTATGCGAAATTTTGCCCCGACGACCGGGTGAATTTCCTGAATTATTATTATACGGTGTATAAGTTGTGCGAACTACTGGGGCGACGCGAATTCCTGCCATTTTTCCCGATGTTGAAAGACCGTGAGAAACGGATTGAACAAGACCAGATATGGAAGAAGATATGTATTGATTTGGATTGGGAGTTTATCGCTACGCCGTGAGGGAGGATGCGAATTTATTTACATTTGTGTTTTGCGATAACCTGGTCTGCTGTTAGTTTAGCGTCACCATCAGGGTCACTTACCCCCATCCCCGTAAGAACATGAATCTTCCTTAGGGGTTCATTCATCCACCAAATATATTTTATTCGTTCGGCACTTATGTTGCATTCTCCATCACCCCCCCCCCTCATCACCTTCCGCGATTTCACATTCTTTCTCTTCAAAGAACGACGTTTTGTCTTTTGGAAAGACGACGACCACGAGAATACGCCATTGACTAAAAACAAATAATTGGTTAATAATTATATAGTATCTAAAGAATAAATAATTATTATTTCCTACACCGTCGTCTATACCGTCGCCTCAATCTTCGCCCACGACTCCGGGCATAAATCCCGTGTATCATGTGAAACACCTGGTCCAAACCAAACACTCGGATAGCAAACAATCTTCTGCGGGTTCGCATTAAAATACGCACCCCACCAACTAAATGTGCTATTCGCGATGATATTATGGTCGCATACACTCATCAAAAGCATCTGCTGCCAATCAGCGATGGTATCACGGACGAAATGGAATTGAATATCACGCCCGTAGGCGGGACCGTTGACGTCGGTCGCGCATCGCTGCTTCAACTCGGCGACATGCTTCATGACGATTTCCTTGTCACAGGGTTCGTAGAAAATGAGAAATGTATACGACGCCTTGGTGTCATGAGCGGATGCGGATGCGGACGCGGACGCGGACGCTGACACGGACGCAATGATACGACACATCGCGCGATAATAATACTCTACTGTCATAACCGGGTGAATATGTAAATTATATATAGAATCGCCTATACGAAAATGCGTGCTTACCAATATACGTTTTTTCGCATGATTGCCCACATAATCCGCGCTCCACGACTCATTCGAATACATATGTTTTATCCACGATTGCTGTTGTGGGAGTTGTATCATCTCGCATACACTCGCGTATTTATCCGCGAAATATTTCTCGCTCTGAAAATAGCCGTGAAGACGAAGCGGTTTGGGGTATTTCGCGGTTTCGGTTGGGACGGCTGTATAATGAAACCCGATTTCATTCCAGGTAGGTAACGACTGGAACATTTTATGGACAGTATCACTGGAGGGTGTGAGATGCGAACGCAGACCGCGGAGTAATGTTGACCAGTGTGTATAACGAGTGTGTCCTGGATTTCCCGCCAATTCATCCTGCTGTACGAAGAAGAATGTATCATTGTTTCGTAATGCGGCAGCGATGGTCGTGAAAATCTGGAATAGTTGGTTTCCCAACCCACCCATAATGGTTGCGGTTATCATTCCGAATCAGATTATTATACAGAAATAATGGTGTATGTTTTAAGTCGGTTCGTTCGTTCGCCGCTTCGCTTCGTTCGTTCACCGGTTCGTTCACCGGTTCGTTCACCGCTTCGCCGGTTCGTTCGTTCACCGCTTCGCCGCTTCGCCGCTTCGCTTCACAACAATAAATCCCGAAACATAAACCATAATTTATCCGGCGACGTTTCATTGACTTTCGTAATACAAAAATCCTTTTCGTAAATGGAACCTGTACCCGTATTCCGTCTAAAAATACAATCAGAAATAAAGTATTGGTCGTCCTGAATTACCGCATTATGCGCGATATACTTTTCAAGTGTGGTTTGAAATGTGTTCGCCCACCATTTCATTTTCTCTCGACCCGTTATAAAAAACCCGCCAGAAATGAAATGCGCTCTTTTATCGTATATTATTCGCGGAAGTTCTGATTCGGCGTCTATATTGGAACTACTGAAATGGTCAGAATGATATTTTAATGCGATATTCATCAAGTCTGGGCTGATATTACACCCATAATAAACCCGGTTTTTATCCAGTGCGTTTATTTTCGCAGGATTAGGCCATCTCTCGCGTATCAACTTGATATAAGCGTGTTGCGTTTCTACCAATGTAAATCGCGTGGTTCCCGTCAGCGTATCCCTGAAATACCCGATATCACACCATCCATAATAGTCCGTATCCGTATCGAAATACCGGCGTTCTATTGTTTCATGTACAAAATGTACCTTTTCACACCATAACATATTCAAGCGCCAGTCAGCGAGACCATACAATTTACATGCCGGATTGTTGTTGTTGCTTTTCCAGTATTCTGCGTATTTATAATTATAAAATTCGGTATAGGGTTTGATGACTACCTTAATCCGCGATACGGTTTCTGGGTCTAATTTTCGAACCTCGGTGACGATGAAGTCATACGTTTCTTTATCCGTATAAATAACAAGATAGAACCGGTTTACAATACGAATAAACCCGCGCATCCATTCGAGATGCTTATCGGCACCGTGCCGATTTTTCAGATTATATAAGCATGTTGAAAAGGTGATGTTTATAGTAGTTGACATGAATAATATAAATATCGTATGAATATTATTCTAATAAATAATATAAATATCGTATGAATATTATTTATTAGAATAAACTATATCAAATGGACGACCTCTCGCCGTCATCGCCGCTCCGTCGATTCGCCGACATAAAACACGCTATATATATTAATCTTGATTCACGTCCCGACCGTCGCGCGCAATTTGAGTCGCATTTTGAAGAATTATACCGGGTGTATCCAAATGAATACACATTTTTCCCCATTACTCGGTTTTCGGCCATCAAGCACGAGCGCGGTGCGGTCGGTTGTTCTAAAAGTCATATCGAGTGTATTCGCTTCGCCAAACGTAACGGATGGGACCACGTCCTTATTATGGAGGATGATGCGCTGGTGAAACATCCTGCGATCCTCTCCAGTCAGGTGACCTCTTTTTTGTCGAATTTTCAAGATAATTGGGATGTCGTGCTGTTTTCGGGGAATAATTACCCGCCGTTCAAGATAGAATCGCCGTGCTGTTTTCGGATTGCGAATTGCCAGACGACTGGGTGCTATTTGGTTTGTAGTCGGTATTATGACACACTTCTTCGCAATTTTGAAGAAGGCGTCGCGCACCTGGAGGCCAATCCGGGCAATATAAGTTCGTTTGCGTGCGATGCGTATTGGAAACAACTTCAGCGCGCGGACCGATGGTATCTCATTACTCCGATTTGCGTCACACAGCGGCCGGGGTATAGTGATATAGAGAACAATTTCGTGGATTATGAGAATCTGATGCTGGACTTGGTAAAGAATCCGCCGCCGAATAGGAGGCGGTGACGGCGGGTAGCCGAAGAATCCGCTAGACATCCGTCAAATAATGGTCCACGACCCACCACCCAAAATCGCGGTCACTCGGGTAATGATGTCCCGCCATAATCCGGATATTCGCGCACTTGGTCGCGACCTCCATTAGCGCGTGGGTTTTGGCGGGAAACTTCCGCGATAGTATTTTCGCTAAATAATATGTCTGGACTGCGTGACCTGACGGGTATGCGGGTGTGTCCGCGGAGTCTGACCGTAATAATGTTCCGTTCGCTTCATTGATGACTTCGGGTGCGACGTGTGCTGGTCGTGCGCGATTGTAGATCCGTTTCAGCGTCAATGTAATAAACATGACACGCATACCCGTCATAATCCGTTCCATTTCCGCGACTGACATTTCGTCGGGTTTGATTACGGTTGTGAATGCGGCGGCGGGATTCATATCTGTCAACCGGAAAAATGCGACGTCGCTCGGCATTCGTTTCATAATATATTCGGTGATGACGGTATTTATCTCGGTATTGCTGTCGGGGTACATTTTACCGAACCCGGATATCGTCAGATTAAATGTCGGGTACCACCAATAATAACGTTTTTGTTGAACGAGCAGAATAATAATATAGGTTATGCCTAAAGCAATAAAGATGCGGTATCGGTCAGGGTCGCGTTCGGTCAAGTGGTAATAATACGAACCGAACCGTTCGCGCATTTCGGTGACAGCGCCGCTTTCCTTTTTTGGAGGCGGTAATCCTATGAATGCGCGAAACTCATTTATTTTTGGTAAAACTACCATTTCTGTAATATAGTTAAATATATATATTACAGACGTCGTTGTCGTGGTGGTCGTCGTCGCGGTGGCGATCGTCGTGCTACGCGATTTTACACGCGGAGAGGGGTGGGGAAACCGACGAGGTTCGCACCGATACCGAAGCCAGCACCGGTCCTTGCGGATACAGCCAAACTAGGGACATAAGTATCCAAGATACTAAAGGTTGCGGCAGCGGTGAGTGCGATAAGCGCAACCTCATCAAACGACAAGCTGCGTTTAGGGATAGCATAAGCGGCGATGGCCACCATAACACCCTCCACCAAATACTTAATGGTTCTCTTCACGAGTTCGCCTAAATCAAAAACTCCAGCAGTCATTTGAAATATTATTATAAATAATAGAAAGAAATTATTATTTATGAATTACCATTAATGCGTTCAAATCACTTAAATATCTATAACGTAGTATATTATATCGTCGTTATTTCATATGTACGCTACTTCATCTGATTCGTCGTCCGCCGCGCCACTCGGCGTTGAACTGAAACAATCCAAAACCGGCGTTGTCAATTCTAAATATATTGATTTGTTGGAGGAGGACAAGCCTATTGCGGGCCAAAAGTTCGCATGTTTGTCATTCGTGTCCCCAGAATCCATTTTGAAGCAGAAGGACCATTTCTTTTTCGAGAAGTTTCTTCACTATTGGGACTATCAAAAGTCGATGGAGAAGTTCGTCCAGTTCCTTAACTTCGTTTCATTCAAATACCACGTGAATTTCGACAAGCTTTCGGCGGATTTTCAGGAGTTTGCTAAAGAGGAGAAGGCGACTCTTCAAAAGACGAACATCTATGACGAATACAAGACTTTCCTAGATAAGCATGAGGACGACCTCGAGAACGAGTTTGGCGAGAGGCACAACTTCCAAACGAGCATCCGCGGTTTGAAGGTGCGCGGTGTGTTCGGGTCACAGAAGGAGGCGGAATTGCGTTGCCAGATGTTGCGTGAGGTTGACCCGAACCACGACGTCTACGTCGGTCCTGTCGGTATGTGGGTTCCCTTCCACCCGGAGGCGTATAAGACCGGTCGGGTTGAGTATATGGAGGAGACCCTGAACCAGTTGATGGCGGAGAAGAAGAAGAACGAGGAACAGGCGAAGACTGAGTTTGATAAGCGTGTCAAGGATTCGAAGACGAAGGCGATTGAGGAGAATATCAAGTTGGCGAAGGATAGCGGGAATAAGTTGACACAAATGTTGGCGAAGGATGGCGAGACGTTGGTGGATGCGAAGCCACGGGACCTGGAGAGCACGAGCAGTGCGGGTGCGGGTGCGGGCACAGCGAGCGAGAGCGTCGGCGGCGGTATTTGGAATGCTGGAGATGAGACTGCGTCTGTATCGATGACCGTGGAAGAGATGCGCAAGGAGCTGTTTGAGAGCGAGGATGTCGTGATGGATAAGAATAGTGACCACGGGTTGTCACGGTTGGCATCGTCGGGTGCGGATACGGAGTCAGAGTCTGATGTGAAGAAATTGACCGAAGTTGATTAATGATTCGATTCCATTCCATTCCATTCCATTCCATTCCATTCCATTCCATTCGATTCCATTATTAAATCATTTCATTTCATTATATTATGTATATTATATAATGAAAGGTGGCGGAGTATATTATTGTTTACACAAGGCGAAGAGCCATAATACAATAAATAAATGTATCATCGAATCAATGATGCGCGCCGATACGGTAATTAACCCACTTACATTTAGTTCGATGGCCGGTTTTATATTTGTACTTCATCGCCCGGGTGGGCTTGTTGACGCGAATGGTGATATTTTTATGCGAAGTGATAATATTTCCATAAATGGTAAAAAGAAACAACGTGCTGGAAGTGGTGGTGTCGCCGTATCGTCGATTGTATTGAAAATAGTTATGAAACGCAACGACCCAGATGATACAGATTTAGACGAACTTGAACTTGTTTTACCAACAGATCCAGAATATGATTCGGATGATGATGATAATGCGATTGACAAATCTAGTTTGGAAACAGACGAAATAACAGTAGAGCAGAAAAACCACAATGAATTATACCAGACATTTCATCTCGGTGAAAAAATGGTCCCATCACTCATCGGCGATTTAATCGAGTTTGATGAGGAGAATATCCGATGTATGATATCGGCTATTCGGCGAAAACCGGATACAGTCAAACGCGTTAAAGTGATTCGCGTATTTGAATATTTCTTGTCTCAAATACCCAAACACAAAACATCGGTGGTTATGATGTGTATGGAAATGGTGGGCGATGATACGCGCGCTGCGGGTGGCGCGGGCGAAAATACATACAAAGTAATATCAAGTGTTGAAAACCAACGACTTCGAGTAGCCGCCGCACGAGGAGCTGCGGCAATTCAATTATTGTGTATGCGTAAACAGAAAAAACAATTGGTGGACGCACATGAAGGAAATTGGTTTATTGATACGGAAAACCGGGATAATGTACGAGCAATTGATTTCGGACGTGTGGCCGAAATAACCGACAAAGATATGATACTGGATGAAATCTGGAAATATAAACGTTCGCGGCAGTCGGCATTTCATACGAAAACGTCACAGGGCACATTCCTCTCTAAAATAACAAGCAAGGCCGCATTAGAACCGCATTATGACCGGTTCATCGGAATATTACGTCAGACATCATCTCTGCCATTTTTGGTCGAAATGTCGAAACATCGGCGCAATGCGGGTGCTGCTGCGGCTGCTGCGGCTGCTGCGGCGGATTCTGACGCAGACGACGAGTCGCGACTTGATGTCCACCGAAATATCCATTTTTGTCTTGTATTTGCGTCCCTTATCGACAACGCAATCACGTCAAATAGTTATCCTGACTGGGACCAACCGCAAATGATATGGGCGTATCAAGAAATATGGGGCGTCGATATTATCCCGGATAAAGATAAGAAACAGCCAATACACCACATCCATACGCTTGATTTCGATTATGATGTATTCAAGGCCAATATGAAATCGGCAAATATCTCCTGTCGGCGTGTCGTCAAATCCTATGACGAAATTGCTCGACTTATTTTGCTTTATACCGCAACTCCCGCCGGTTCATCCGCCAAAACATATATCACGCTGGCAGATGCCGTCACACGCAAGAAAAAGACCGCAGTTGCGCGCGGGATTACCGCAACTCGAATGGGTGAATTTGTATCTGTTAATGAGATTTCTAAGACTGGTAACGGTAACGGTAACGGTAACGGTAACGGTAACGGTAAGAATAAACCAATAATAAGATGCGCTATTCTTGGTGGAGGCAGCGGTGAGCTTAGAACAAGGCGACGTCGGCGACGTTAAATAGTATTTGAATAATATACTTTTGAAAGTAGGATTATTATTACTGCGAGTAATACGGTTTATCGAACAGATTAAACCGCTACACAGTAATAATAATCATTGAAGACTGTTTTGTCTTTTACGCTGCGGCTCATTTTGGCCGTGGAAATCTGTAGAGGTTAATATATAATTAAATTGATTAATATGTAATTAAATTGATTCAAAATTTTGTTATAAAATTTATATCATAAAGCAAAAATGTGCGACTCAAAACGATTATGCGATGATGAAGAATGTCAAACCTGCTTTGAAAAATCATTTGCTTCACACGACAAATCAAAATATTGGAGCGAGAAAAACGGTAATGTAAAACCAAGACAGGTTTTTAAATCTTCACACAAAAAATATTGGTTTAATTGTCATATGTGTGGTCATCAATTTGAATGTGCTTTATCCAACATTACTTCACTAAAACCTTGTTGGTGTCCGTATTGTGCAAATAAAAGATTATGCGAAAAGGAAGGTTGTCAAACCTGCTTTGAAAAATCATTTTCTTCACATGAAAAATTAAAATATTGGAGTGAGAAAAATGGCGATGTAAAACCAAGACAAGTTTTTAAGGGAACACATAATAAATATTGGTTTAATTGTGATTGTGGTCATCAATTTGAAAGTTCTTTAAACAGTATTACTGGAAATAGTTGGTGCCCTTATTGTGGCAGTGTAAATAAACAACTATGCGAAAAAGAAGATTGTCAAACCTGCTTTGAAAAATCATTTGCTTCACATGACAAATCAGAGTTTTGGAGTGAGAAAAATGGCGTTGTAAAACCAAGACAAGTGTTTAAATCTTCTGGTAATAAATATTGGTTTGATTGTGATACTTGTGGTCATCAATTTGAAAGTTGTTTAGATAGTATTACTGGAATGAAATCTTGGTGTCCTTATTGTGCTAATCCACCTCAAAAAATATGTGAAAATAAAGATTGTCAAACCTGTTTTGAAAAATCATTTGCTTCACACGACAAATCAAAATATTGGAGCGATAAAAACGTTCATATAAACCCAAGACAGGTTTTTAAGAGTTCACATAATAAATATTGGTTTGATTGTGATTGTGGTCATCAATTTGAAAGTATTTTAAAGAATATCACAGCACTAAATTCTTGGTGTCCACTATGTGTAAATAAAACTGAAAAAAAATTATATGAACAACTATTACAAATTTATCCAAATATCATTTCACAGTTTCGTGCAGATTGGTGTAAAAGTCAAATTACCAGTCAAATTACCAGTCGAATTCTTCCATTTGATTTTGTATTAAAAGAACAAAAGGTTATTATTGAATTAGATGGGAGACAACATTTCGTTCAAGTCAGTAATTGGAAAACACCAGAAGAACAATTTGAAAACGACCAATACAAAGAAAAATGTGCGAATGAAAATGGTTATTCTATAATAAGAATTATTCAAGAAGATGTGTGGAATGATACGTATGGTTGGTTTAATGAATTAGCTCAAAATATTATTAAAATCACAAGTGAAAATACAATACAGAATATTTATATGGGCAAGAAAAATGAATACAATAACTTTAATTAGTGTAGTAGAATATTAAAGCAAGATAAAATTGAAATAAATAGACGGTGAATAACTGTTGTATGTAATACACTGTATTTACGTTGTTATGCCCGAGTTCACGCGCGATTTGGATGAGTCGTTGGCTTGTTTTCAGACATCAAAATACAATTTAATAAGACACTTGGAAAGGAACTACCGAGAGAATATCCATTATACAAAGTCACAACTGAAAGTAGTCAATGAAACAAAAAAACAGAATGGCGGACATAACCGTATCGTATATATGCTTACGGAAGAAGCATTTGAGCTCTTCAAGAACTCATTTAATTTCAGAAACAAATACCTTGTTACTGCGTCGGACCAAGTCCAAGTTGTCAGATTTCCGATGTGTATTGAAGCGCAGACTATCGGGTTTATTGAAAATGCGTACCGCGGTTTACGTTCGATGTCCCGACAGTTTCAGATTGGGCCTTATCGGGTCGACTTGTGCTTTACGGACGATTTCATTGTCGTGGAATGCGACGAATACGGACATAGCGACCGGTTAGTGGCGAACGAAGTGGCGAGAGAGGACTTCATCAAGAATCAGGGTTACGCAATAATACGTTACAATCCGAACGAACCAGGGTTTGACCTGTCGGATGTGTTGAATCGGTTAAATAGGCGGTTAATGTTGCTTTTATAAATCAAAAGCGGATTTATGAAAGCGACGAGAACGTAATACTGTCGCTTTTACATTTGAAAAGCGATATTTATGAAAGCGACGGCTAAAATGACGCTTGCTTTTATAAACGAAAGCGAAAATGATGGTTAAAATACTATTTTCGCCATCTTACTACACCCAAATGTAAATCAACATGATTATAAAATTCTAATATTAGAATCTTCATTTAGGATAGCCTAAAGCAAGATTATCATCAAATATCGTTCTCGCAATCCCGAGACCAACTTTTCCATCACCACTTACTCTTCTTCACATTAATCTTCGGCGCCTTACTGGTTTTCGAGGCGTTTGGGTCATATACCTGCTCTCCTTCATCATCAGAACCGAGATTCTTCGATATTTCCCAGAACTCCTTACTGCCCAGCTTGAATGGCCCGTGCTGTTGTGCCTTATACCAGAAGATTTGGTCCTGTAATTTGTTCGATTTCGCGTTGTTATTGATGACGAGACACTCATAATTCTCGGTACACTGGTCCATGACCTGACAAAAGCTCTCAAAAGTGGGGAACATACCCGCATAATTGTCATAGATTCGCTTACGATTCGCAATATATGGCTCGCGGAGGATAAAAACGTAGTCGATATTGGTGCGGAGATTTGGAGGGATACCCAGGGGATATTGCATTGTGATGACTAACATGACCTTCCAATGACGCCCATTCATGAACAAAAGCCTCATCATCACATCCTTCGTCCACTTGTTATCATACAGACAATCATCCAATACGACGAATGTACGCGGGTCAATGGACGACTTCTTATACATATCCTGTTCCTTCTTCACCTGCTTCAGGACTGCCTTTTGGCGCTTGAGAATATTTTCGATGATTGCGGTGTTATACGCGTCATGGATGAATAGTTTTGGCACATGGGCGGCAAAAAAACCGTTGCCGGCTTCTGTCCCTGAGATGACGGTTCCAATGGGGATATCCTGGTGGTGAAACATCAAGTCCTGAACGAGAAAACTTTTACCTGTATCACGTCGGCCAATGAGAACGATAACGGGTCCCTTATTTTCATCGGGGCGAAAGCTGATGGCCTTCATATCAAACTTCGCGAGTTCTAAATTCATTTACACGCAATCACGACGAATCGAGTAAATGGTGATAAAAATGGCATATATTATTTAATGACATTTTTTACGAATGGAATGGAATGGAATGAAATGGAATCGATACGGAATCGGAATCGGAATCGGATGCGGTGGAGCCCCCGTTTAAAATCAATTTATAACTTCTATTTAACAATCATACCAGTATTTCATTTAGGAACAACATGTCTATATCGAAGACGCCTGCGTTATTCCAATTACATTATCGGAAACATAAGTATACTCCGGAGAAGATAGAAACCGCGCTATTATTCGATATCCAGAATTTTACTCCGATTTATTCGCGATTTTTCGATATTAACGAGTCCAATTATAATAGTATCCAATTGAACCAAAAGTATTATTTACAGAATATTATCGAGCATTCATCGCAAATCAATGAAAGCAGCCAAACCCTAAACCATCTTGAAACGGTGATTGGGGATGACGCTGGCGATGCGCATAATGCGCCGATATTTGTGAAGTATTCGCCGCTACTTGACCCTATCCGGTATTTATCGGGTAAATATAATATTCAAGACACCAAAACGATGACGCTACCCAAATACAATTCGAGTTCCGCGGATTGTGAAGAGAAAATGCTAAACGTGAACAATGCGTCGTATGTTGACGGGTTTTTCTCCTACTTAACGAGCAAAGCACTTCATACCCATGGAGTCGTCCATGGGCTGGATTATTATGGCAGTTATTTATGTAAGCAACGCGAATTTTCCACGAATGTGTTTGATGATATCGAGTATCTTGTTGGATGCTCGTTTTTCAATACATACGAGAACGAACTCTTCACAATCGATTATTCGCAGTTTGGCGAAGACGAATCCGACCTATCGGATATCAATGTGAGTAAATTAATGAAACTCCGGAATAAGTTGAAACCGATGATTGGTGCGTCGGCGGAGGGCGATGACGGTTACATCGATCCGGCCGACGATTATTCAAATAGTAAAGGCCGACTTCATTGTTTTGATACGGTAGGGGGAGATGAAATTGATGTGAATGCGCAGGGTGTAGATGAAACTGAATGTGTTGTAATTGATACACCCACGAGCACCGAAATGGTTGAATTAAATGTTGATGAACTGCTTTCGCAAGTCCAATGCGACGGGGATACGACGAATGTGACGGATGTGACGGATGTTCCAATGAAAACGAGACTTAATCATAAAGAGCGCACAAGAGACCAAGAATATTCTAGTGACAGTGATTCATCGCAGTCAAATTCATCCTATACTACGATAGACGGCGAGGATGGCGGCGAGGATGGCGGCGAGGATGGCGGCGAGGATGGCAGCGAGGATGGCGGCGACAAAAATGATACCATAAAAGTAGATGATACGTCGTTCGCTGGCGGTAGCAGTAGAAGTGGCAGTGATGGCAGTGATGGCAGTGATGGCAGTGATGGCAGTGATGACTCATACGACAGCGATGATGAAAATATCACCGTTAAAATCAAGGACTTCCCTGTTCAAGCGATTCTCCTTGAAAAGTGTGTAAGCACCCTGGACCATATCATGATGACAGATGAACTGACAAAAGAAGAGTGGTCGTCTATTCTATTCCAGGTGATTATGACGCTCATAATATATCAGAAGATGTTTGCGTTCACACATAACGACCTTCATACGAACAATGTGATGTTTATTGAAACCACTGAAGAGTTTCTTTATTACCTCTATGAAGACCAGTATTATAAGGTCCCTACGTATGGCCGCATCTTTAAAATCATCGATTTCGGGCGGGCGATTTACAAGTTCCGCGGGGAGCTCATCTGTAGCGACAGTTTCCACCCGAAAGGCGACGCCGCCACGCAATACAATTTCCCGCCATATTATAATGCGGACAAACCTACTGTAGAACCGAACTACAGTTTTGATTTGTGCCGGTTCGCATGCGCACTATTCGACTATTTTATATACGACCTGCGTAAAGTGGAAAAGCTGTGTAAAACTGACCCGGTGATTAGGTTAATCGTGAAATGGACGATGGACGATAAGGGGCGTAATGTGCTGTATAAATCGAGCGGAGAGGAGCGATACCCGGATTTTAAACTGTATAAGATGATTACGAGATCGGTCCACAATCACATCCCTTCGACCGAGATTCATAATCCGATATTTGATGAGTATAAAATCACGTATAAAAAATATAAGAAGCATGCTGCCATTGCGGCGAAGTTCCCGAAAGATGGCCGAAATACACATATTGTTATGAATGTGGATACGTTACCGTGTTATATTGACATTTTGTAATGTAATGGAATGGAATGGAATGGAATGGAATGGAATCCGGGAATGCTACGACTAGCGGCTGCGGTTCAGATACATATTTCGGTGCGCCGGAAGCCCATTCTTCGCGATGAACTCGATATTCCGCATTGTCCATCCCATACTTGCGCCGGAATGACCGACCTCCATTTCATTCTGGACGAGTGTGATGATCCAGTCGTCGCCCCCACTAAACATGAATCCGCGGTCGGAGGGTGGGCTGTAATTGGAGATATACTTCCATACATTAATTTCCTTGGTCTTGACTGCGGGTGATTCGGTGGCGCGGACGACTGCGCGCAGACCATCTCTCAAATTGCTTGTGGAAAGCGAGTCGTTCATATACGAGAAGTCCCACACATTCGCGGCGGCGATGGTGCGAGGCCAGTATTCGGATTCGGAGGCAACGGAGACAGATACAGATTCAGGAGCAACAATAGCCATCGTAGTGTGTGGGTGTGAGTGTACGTATAATAAACGAACGATGAGTTATATACAACAATAAACATATGATTTCAATTTTGTCATATGTTTATACTAAAATTAGTATTTGAACGCAGATATCTTATCCAATATCACACCAACAACGACACCAAGCGATAAACTCCCGGATGCGAACCCGACAATCGCGGTGATGAGTGTTATTATCCATCGCCTATCAAATGATTGCGGTTTGAATATGCTATCCCAGTCGCCTGTTTTGTATACAACGAGTAACATAACACCGACAACCGCCGCAATCGGGATTTCGTTGATGGCGCGACCGAAGAACAAACAAATCACGATAAAAAGCACACTTGTGATGACCGATGAAAACCGGGTTTTCGCGCCATTTGCTAAATTAAGTTTACTCTGTCCGACAAGTACACACCCGCCGAATCCGCCCGTTAGCCCCGTCGCGATATTTGCGATACCTTGGACAACGCTTTCACGGAACGAGTTGCCCTTTATATGAAGCACGCTTTCGGCGTCTTTCACCATAATAAGCGATTCTAATAACCCGGTAAATGCCATCGCCGCCGAAAATGGCAGCATTTTCAAAAGACTTTCCGCGTCATATTTGATGTGGGAAATACCCTCTAACGAAATAAGCGATGGCAGCTCTGAATGTATCGCGCCGGTATCTTTCACGCGGTCGATATTGTAATATTGCGTAAAAATGTAAATAAACGCGGTAATCGCGAACATCGAAACTAATCCACCGGGTATATGGATATGCTGGTCGTTGCTATGCGCGATTTTAATAACTCCGAAAAACGCAATCAACGTGGATATAATTGTGAATAATACAGTATTCGCCATTTTCAAACCAGTAAGCCATTGGTGGTCTTTGTCTTTAAAATTATCGAGCTGATGAACAGCGATAAGACCGGCCAACGCAACCAGAAACCCCGACATGATATATTTGGGAATATACGTCACGTATTTATATAACCCGGTGAGCGCGGCTAAAATCTGGATGATACCGCCGACGATGACGGTTGGAATGATGTATTCTTTGCCGAGTAAGGTGCTTACACCGGCGATTGATGTTGCGACCGCGGCGGTTGACCCCGAAATCATCGTTGGCATACCTCCAAATATAGATGTTATAAGAGACATCACCATCGTATTCTGTATGCCGGTATTCGGCGACAATCCCATAATAAATGCGAATGCGATGGATTCAGGAATCAGTAAGAGCGCAATCGTCAGGCCCGAGAGAAATTCATTGATGATTTGCGTCGGTGACGCGGATGTAACGGCGTTCATCATGATAAATAACTTCCGTAATATTATATAAACATTAGAATATATATACTATAATGGATAGAGTAATGAACAACAACGACGACGACGACCCTCGCTCCCGCGACACAATACTCATCGACGGCACAACCTACGACATCACAGAGTTCAAGCATCCCGGCGGAAGTATCATCGACTATGCGAAGAACGCTGGCGACGCTACCGAAGTATTCCGCGAGTTTCATTACCGGTCACCTATCGCGAGAAATGTCCTTCATTCATTGCCAGATTACAATTGCGGCCCTGAATCCGTCCCGGCGCATGCGCTTGCCCCCGAGTTTCAAATGACCCAGCGTCAGGAAGCAATGACCGCCGATTTCCGAGAGATGCGGACCAACCTGGTCAATCAGGGTTGCTTCGAACCCGATTATATCCACGTTTATTTCCGCCTTCTTGAAATCGCATTCTATTTCGGGATGGGGGCGTGGCTCGCGCCCTATAACATTTACGCGTCGATGCTATCGTTCATCGTATTCAAGACGCGTTGCGGATGGGTCCAACACGAATGCGGTCATTTAAGTTTTACCGGAAACAAGCGTGTCGACCGCGCAATTCAATCGTTTACGATGGGATGTAACGGGTTTAGTTCGTCCGTTTGGAATTCGATGCATCAACGCCATCACGCAACTCCGCAGAAAATCAAGCACGATATCGACTTGGATACCACTCCATTTGTCGCATTTTTCAATACCGCATTCGAAGAGAATACAAACGGAAAAGCCGCCGCACGATTTATTAGCCGATGGTGGATGCGAATTCAGGCGTGGACATTCTTGCCCCTGGTCACTGGAATAATCATTCATTTGTTTTGGGTCTATTATCTTCACCCGAAGAAGGTGTTTCGCGCGCTTTGTTCGGCGCGGACAAGAGAACATCACGTATCTGCCGCATTTGAAATCGTGTGTATGTCCGCATCGCATATTGTGTTGCCGTATATATTCTATACCGGCGACGGCGACGGCGAAAGAGGAATAATCGGGGCGTATTTCCTCTCGATGATAGTAAACTTCTGGAATTTCGTCTATCTTTTCGGACACTTTTCTCTATCACATACATTTACCGACGTTGTCCCTGAAAATAAGCACCTCCTCTGGTTTGAATATGCGATCAGACATACTGTGAATATATCCACGAAATCCGCACTGGTATCGTGGGTGATGGGGTACCTCAATTTCCAAATCGAGCACCACTTATTTCCATCGATGCCGCAGTATAAGAATGCGATTGCGGCGCCGTATGTGCGCCGGTTTTGCGAGAAATGGTCCGATGCCGCCGCCGATGGACACGTGTGTCTAAAATACACCGAACATTCATATATGACTGCGTGGCAGTTGATGTTATCCAATCTGAACCGGGTTGGGAAACATTATTATGAAAATGGAGTATCGGCACCGGCACCGGCGCCTAAATCAAAAGACGACTAGAACCCCGGTGTATCTACAAATACTGCAGGCGACGACGAACCGCCACCGTTGCCTGTGCCTGTGCCGCCGCCACCGCCGATACCTAACATATTAAATTGGTCTAGCAAATATACGCCCACCACTGAAGAAATACATACGATAATTGTATCGCGTATAAGAACCTTGATTGGTTTTTTATTGTCCCGGTCTACAAATCGCATTTCTAAGAATTTCAATAAGAAATAAACTGTCGCAATTATCGCACCGATAACAAACAAATTCGTCGTAAATGACATGTATATAATAATTGCTAAACTTATATACATACCACTTCAATAAACAAAACAAGTTTTATACGAAATAACATGCCTGGTGATCCGCAGTTACTGCGCCGGTTATGTTTGAAACGCCATCATAACTGGTGGATAACATACATACATAACACCGCCCGCGATCGCTAAAAATAGAAATGAAAATATAAAAATAAGCAAATCAATGAAAAATATATTATCGTACCAGTGCGACTTGTCTTCTTCTTCTGCCATTTGTATTTGATATTATTACTGATATTATTACTGATATTATTACTGATATTATAATATCTCGATATCTTCCAACAATGGTGGTGCGTTAATATTCTGTGATTCGTTCAATGAATGGATATCCAATGTATCCAATTGAATATCCCCGCCAATATGTATTCTACCGCTATCATCCTCGTCGGCGTCATCTATGTCTGCGTCTCTCGCATATTCGTTCCTTCTCTCGCTAGAGTCCGTTTCAAATGTGCGAACTTCATTATCTCCAAATGAAACACCGCCGCTGCCGGTGCCGCTACCTGTGCCGGTCGATGCGCTTCCATTTAATTCACCTACGAAATCAAGTTGGTCCACTGACGATGACGCACCACCATCGTCACCTGCGCCGCCGTCAGCACCGTCAGCACCGTCACCACCGTCGTCCCCGCCGTCGTCCCCGCCGCCGTCCCCGCCGCCGCCACCGCCTATACGGTCACGATGCCGGCGACGGCGTGTTGATGAGTTGCGCCGACGTGACGAGAGATTGGCGTCAACTTCAGATATAATCGGTTCTTGTTGAATAACCTCTTCATTTTCGGTCACCTCTACCACATCTTCGATGGTTTCTTCTAAATACATCTTAATCAACTCCTCAACGGGGATGTTATCGCGAATCGTATTATAAATACACTCCTTCACAATGATTTCAAATTCGCGGTTATTGCGCTGGACTTGAAGCGGGTGATTGCCCTTCTCGAAAATATACACATTCGAATACAGTTTACGTGCGCTATTCACATAGACCTTATGAACGAAATCAGACAACTCGGGGAGTTTGATATCCACCTTCTTCTGTTTACTTCCGACACGCATCACCGTCATACACTTCAAATGAATGATATGGACACATGTTATCAAGTCTTCTAAATATCCACAGGTGCTTCGCTCCTTAATTCGCGCGGTCTCTTCCTTGATGATGTTCGGGTTCCATTTTGGAACTCGCGAGAGAAGGTTCTGAAATGTCATTAAGTACTTGTCATTCTCCTTATTTCCAATACACAATTTCAACGCCTCGTCGAAGATGGACCGGAATCCTTCCTGTACCAGAGGACACAGAATATTCACCAATCGGGTCGCCCATTCGTTTTTCGATTCGTATAATGAAGTCACCGAATAATCATCCATAGTCCGCGATATGAGGATTTACATAAATGATATATTTTCTAAACTCCGATTACAACGAAATACTATAAAATGAAGTATAAATAACAATAGTAATTTCTCGTTTCTAAACTCCTTGCGCACCTTATCGAACATAATAAGCAGTTCATATTTCTTGATTTCGTTCATTTGTGTGCTATTACGAACAAACTCGATAACATCTAGACCGCAATATCCCTGCTCGTATAAAACAACGGACAGGTCAACGATGCTTTTGTATTCGGACAATGTCGGGGTCGCCGTCGGCTCATCGGACGGTGTTTTCAGATAATCAGGATGGATTTTAATCAACTCTCCGAGAGATTTATCGCGAGACCTCTCTATTTTGCTGGTATCACAAATCAGATTCGCGCGATACGAATGTAAATTCACCTGGGTTCCAACACCACCACATCCCATAATAATCGGCTGCGGGACATATATATCACAGAACCTCGAGAGAATCGGTTTCAGAAGACTGTCCTTGTTTTCAACAACAATAAAAAACCGTGTAGAATAACTGAATAATTCAATACACCTGCGAAGTGCGGACTGGGCGTCAATTGTCAATTTATCCGCATTGGTCAGAATAACCGATTTGAATATCGCGCCTTCTTTCAGGTCGATGTTTGTCTTTGCGAAAAACTTCAATTCCTCGCGGATAAAACGGATACCCTTACCGTGCGCACAATTCGCGCGCATAACATAGTTTTTGATGGCCGTTTTATCGCCGCCATACACAGAAGAAATGAACCTATTCAATATAAATGTTTTCCCTGACCCGCGGGGGCCATAAAATATAATATTTGGGATTTTCCGGTTCTTTATGAATACATCTAGTTTGTTATGAATATCTTTGTGGATACATGACAGTTCGGGAATGGACATGGACGCGGGAATGGACGCGGACGTGGTGGATGCTAGTGGGGATGTCATTATTATAATCTTGATAATAATGATAAATTATTGTTTAAGTTTCGTTACACTTATAAATTAATATTTTGCTCATAAGGCATCACCTTTGATACCGCCCCCGGCACATTGCCTTTCCCTCCAGCGCCGCCAGCGCCAGCGCCGCCCGCCTCGCCATCCGTATAATAATAGTTGGTAGTGTAATAATAACTCGTCGGTTTGGCCGCAGCATTAAACGGCGATTCCTCTTCATATCCTTGACCGTTATACATTCCCAGGTAAGCCGTCGCCGCAGGAGACCCGTCCTCATAATAATACGCATTATGTTTCGCGGTGCGTTTACCAGAGTTAGGGTCATTCGGGTCAATCCAGTTGCCGATACCGCGAATAAGACTGCCTGTAGCATCGCGGATCGAACCGAAGAGGCCAGGACGCGACTGTTGTTCTTGTGCGCCGCCGGGTTGATTCTGTCCGTATCCCCGGAAATTCCGCGTAATCCCGCGGCGATAAATATCATCATCCGCCAGCGCACTGCTACTAGAAGCCGTCGCTACATCATCATAATTCGTACGGGACGACGCCGATGTCCCCATCAAATTCTTCTCGATTTGGGTTCCATCGGGTAAGTATGTCGCCCACTGGGTCACTTTCAGACAATCCGCGTCAATACGGCACGCATCAGATCCAGATTGACCGGCATTGTTACATTTCCACGGGCATTTACGCATCAGAAGTATATTATTGCCATCTGCCGTTTTTACGAGGTTGCCTGCCGAGTCCATCCGGAATATATTCTGGCAATTGCCTTCATTCGTGGAAAGTGTGGAAGGCTCAACGCATTTACGCACGTGGCCATCATCACCGTAACGCCAATTGGCGCCGTCATACCAAGAGTCAGGGTGGCTCGCGATGAGCCGGTTTCGTTTCGCGACGGCTTTGTCATATGCGTCCTGGGCGTCCTTCTTCACCGTCTCCGACGTCGCGGAACGCAGTTTCTGATACGCGGCTTCATAATCCTTCTGGGCCTGAACCGCCCATTTCATTTGCTCCTTCACGTTTGAAATCAGCACCGAAGATGCGGCCGATGTCACGTACGTGGTGCCGTCGCTCGCCGTCCCAGTCGACGTGGGTGTTCCGGTGGACGCAGCAGCGTTGGCCGCCTTCGGTATCGCCGATAGCGTAAATTCGCCAGCATCGAGCACATTCCCGTCGGTCGTAAAATTAAACGCGGTTTCAGCCGCACGAAAAGTGCGTATTTTCGCGCTGGTGGTCGATGTCGCCTCCGCCGGGGTTTGAATACCGGATATCGTCAATTTCAGAGTGGAATTCGCGGCCAATAATACCCCACTTCCGCCCTGGCCGATGCGGAAATACAGCGAGTTCTGACCTCCGCCATATGGATTGGGTGCGGTCGCCGTATTCACCGTAAGTGTTTTGTTATCAATGGTCGAAAATGAACTAGATGTTAATGTGTTATCGATACTTACGCCAAGACCGACCCCAGATATCGGCAATACATACGGAAGCTGAAGTAAGCAATGGTCGCCCGCCGAGAGGCCATTTGTAAGCATCATTGTCATCGTAAATGTGGTCGCGGTTCCGGTATTATTCGGAGACAATGCGGGGCTTTCCGTCGCGATTTTACGGCATAACAGAAAATTCGCCTCAAACCCGAATGTAGTATCATCGAATATCCGAACGCGCTTTGATGCGTCGGATGCGTGATACAAATTCACGGCGACCAACTTCTGTGCGCCATTCGGCTCCGCATTGCTTTCTAATGTAACAACCGCGTCGGCCGCCGGAGTTACTGCGGCATTCACCCACTTCACTCCGGATAATTCCAGCGCGTATTGTTTATTCGCGGGAATGGGACTGGCCGTTTGTAGGGTATAGGTTATTACGCAATTATTGGCGTCGGTGGTGGTATCAACAGCAATACCGTTTGACGCCGACGTCGCCGTATCCACGCTGGTTCCGGATAATGAGATCGAGTTGGCGGCGGCGGCGGATGTTCCCGTATTATAATCTTTCAGGGATATCGCCAATCCACTCGCCGTGGTGTTTTGAATATAAGATTTCGGTATCGATATTTTGATTATTTTCGCAGGCGTCGTTCCGCTCAATCCACGCAATTCCGCTGTAGTTGTAAAAAGAAACCGAAATGTGGCCTCGGTATTCTTAACACGAGTACACCGATTCAATAACAATACGCCCGCTGACGCAGTCCCAACAGCGGCGGGGGGAGGATTGCTTGTGGCGGTATAAGCGTCGCCGATATAAGGCGTTGCCTGTGTGAGGCCCTCTATAATCCCCGTCCCATATCCTTCGGATGGTGCTATCCATGACCCAAACCCGCCATTGCGGTATGTTCTTGATACCCATACACTCATCAATAACAATACAATCAATACAAATATCACTGTGTATTTATCTTGGAATAACTCCGATATTCTCATTTTATATTTTCGTTAGTATACGATAGTATTCGATGAATATTACTACTTTATATTGATATAAATAATCTATACTATAATTCATAAAATATTTGAATACATGATTTTATGAATCTCTTGGCAACCGTCCGCGGACCTAATACGTCTGAAGGCTATGCGTATACGGATTTTGTCTAAATGCGTTAAGAATATCCGGCTGGATTCTCTCGTTCAGTTTGGTTTCATCGTATCCCTGTGGCATCGTCATCTTGCCATAAATATCGATACTAGGAATCGACGACGGCGCATTTGTCGCCACCATACTGCGCTGGTTCGCGCGGTCCGCATCCAGGCGGTCTATCTGGACATTCGTATTTGAATTAAACAGCGACATCGACCCGTGATTTGTTACATTCTTATACGTCTTATTGACATTATTGCGTTGGTTATAGGCCGCGTTATATAAGCCATTCCCCATACGCACAGCGCTACCGCCCGCACCTCCTAAATAATCGGTGCTGGTCGTTGCGCGTTCGGTTTCAATCGGCGTGTTTTGAGAGATTAAATAACCTGCCGCAGCCTGGCGCTCCACATTCATGTGGTCATATCCGACGAGACCCACGGTCGTCTCCTTGATGGTAGTTGGTGCGCGGTCAGCCGGATTAAATGTCGCGGTAACGGCCGCCGGGACGGGCATCCTCGCGTTCTCATAAGGGCGCATATTGCCGACCACATTTTCTTTACGAGACGGCTTTAGAATATCGAGCAAGGGTGCGATAACCGCCTTAAATGCGCCGTGAATACCGCCCATCTCGTTGGGGCGCACCGTTGTCCGATTATTATGCGTGAATTTATAGCTCATTCTGCCGAAGTCGGCCTCGGTCGCGGTATTTTTCTCGGCGGCGTAAGGGTTAATCATCGGTTTTCCGTCATATACCTGGCGACGCGTGTCTTCGAAATTCTTCGGCGCATACATTGCGGCACCGCCATCCGCCGGCGCCGTCGCACCGAAATACTCGCTCGTCGTCGTCTGGCGGTTACTCTCGCGGTCCAATTCAATAGCGCGCAAGGTTTCACCCTTCTCCATACCAGTTGTCGTAAACCAACGGTCAGGTGTATTTACGAAGAATGTATCGGGCAAATGTTTCTCCATTCGCCCTAAAGTCGCCGTCGTCGGCGCGGTTTGGATGTAGTGTGCGGCCGGTCCCTGGTGCCCTTCGAGAGAATACGTGAGCTTGGGGTTCGTTTTCACGCGCATTTCATCGACACCGCGGTCAATCCATTTCTCTCGAGCTTCCATTCCCGAATTAAATCCGAGCGACCCCTGTGTGCCGTATCCCTGGTCGAGACCAGGACCGACACGTATCTCCTCCCACGGCTTCACATTCGATATCTTCGAGCTGGGGAGAACACGTGACTGGTAGAAATCGTTCTGGTTCGGCATCCCATTCGGGAGGTGAAGGTTGTCGTGGGGGCGGAATAGCGGCGCCTGTTCGGTCTTCGAGAAATACTGCGAACCGGTACCGACCTTATTATCAAGCACATTTTCGTTCATATTCGCGCCGGTAGTGACACCCCTTATTTTCGCACCGTAATAAGGTTCCATATTATTATGCTTAAACATCCGTGGGTCGATTTTATCGCCCATCAGTGATGTGAATCCGTCTTTTCCGTAATTATCGCCGAACTGGGTTCCGTATTCTAAATCGGCGTAGTTTTGGGATGGAGCGCCGGTGGCTGCGCCGCTAGATGCGCCGCTAAGATAATCCTTGCTATCATTGGCGAAGTCGCGCCCTCTTTCGGGGATACCGCCGCCAGCACCGCCAGCACCGCCAGCACCGCCGCGCAATATGCCTACACCACCCACGCCGCCAGCAACACCCGCCGACATTTTATCGAAGTCCACATTTTTCGCATAATAACGGTCTGTTGCGGCGTTCGGATTCGCGTAATCATTGACATTTGAACCGGTATTTGGGCGAATAACAGGATAATTTGTAACCGGAATATTCATATTGGGTAAATATCGGGATTCGTGTTGTCCGGCGTTGCGGTATCCTTCTTGCGTCATCAGATTCGCCTTTTTATCTCGATTGGATGCGATATACGCCGCGCCTAGAACAAGCGCGCCTAATGCTAACTCTGCCATTTATGATGTATAATCTATCTTCGAAAATCGTATGTTACGAGGTTATATTAAATTTATATTATTATAATTGTATTATCTCTATTTAGATTACTCAATATAATTATAATAATAATAATAATTATTATAATAAGATACCCATTATGAAAACAGTGCTGATGTTCCGCTAAACTGGCGCATATCGCCGATATCCATAATGCCTGCGCCCGTGCCCGTGCCTGCGCCTGCGTCATCAAGACCGCGTTCCGTCACGCGTCGCCCCGCCACCATTCCTCCGAGTTCCGGGTTCAGATTCGCGGGATGTACTGTGAAATATGTATCATCGGACAACCCTGGCACATCCATCCTCGGCTTAAAATTATCCTTTTCAATAATGCGCGTGCTTACATTATTGTTAAATGGTCTAAATACGTGTTCTTGTGGGTCAAAATGGAGCATTTTCCAGTTGTCCTGCTCCATATCGCGCAACACCCACGCGGGGTGCGTCACACGAGACTGTGCTACCGCACTGCCAGCCCGCGTAGGACACACAATCATTTCGTTCGTCCGTGTGGCCTGTGACGCGCGGATTGCGTGATGAAAGTTATCCGGCGTATCCCGGCTCAATGTGCGAGACAGTCCGCGCAACTCCGTCTCAATATCCACGGAGTTTGTCATAATATTACCGGCCCATAATTGCGCGCGAAGATACGGGTCTTCCGCATACATCGGTTTATCGCCCTGGCCCGGCACATTTAATACATAACGTCCTACATCCGTGGATTGTTGAAGCTGTTTTCTTACTCTGTCGGGGTCGTCGCGGAAGCGTGTAAATGACATTTGGTTGTAGGCTACTAATATATGTTATTATATTTTTAGTTCTATGTAAAACGGGCATAAAAACATATCGATGATATTAAGTAGTAGTGGTAATCTGTATATGAAAATGAAGATTACAGAAGTAACTGATGACGTAGCGGGACCGGGACCGGGACCGGTCGCCAAACCGGCTAAATCATATACGATTTGTTTGAATATGATTGTAAAAAACGAGTCGCATATTATTGAAAAAACGCTTGAAAACTTGTGCCGGTATGTGGATTTCGATGCGTATTATATTTCAGATACCGGTTCAACCGATAATACGATGGACCTGATTCGCGCGTTTTTCAAGGCGCGCGGTATTCCGGGCGAAATCGAGCAGGTAGAATGGCGCGACTTCGGCTTCAATCGTACGCTTGCGCTCCAGATGGCGTTTCAAAAAACCGACTACTTATTCATATTCGACGCGGATGATTCAATTCACGGGAATTTCGTATTGCCGCGCGATCTCACACACGACGCATACCAGTTGAAGCTCGGGCAATCGTTTGTTTATTTAAGGACACTTATCGTGAATAATCGGAAGCGATGGCGGTTTGTGGGCGTGCTTCACGAATATATCACATGCGTCGACAAGGAAGATAGCTCCCACGCAATCCAGGGCGATTATCATGTGGATTCCGGACGCAGTGGTAGTCGAAATAAAGACCCCCAAAAGTATATCAAAGACGCGACGGTGCTGGAGCGCGGATATCATGAAGAAATCGCGAATTCCGGCAGCAATGGCACTGGAACGGGCGACCGTGGCCTCGCGGAGCGATACGCATTTTATTGCGCACAGAGCTGGATGGACGCCGGGCCCGCACATATCGACAGTTCGATTCAATGGTATGAGCGCGTGCTTACTCAAAACAACTGGACGCAGGAAAAGTATTATAGCGCGCTATGCCTCGGCAACCTGTATTACAAAAAAGGCGACAAATACAATGCGTTTAAATATTACAGTAAAACCATCGAATATGACGAGGAACGAATCGAGGGTGTCGCGTCTATGATGGAATTCTTACGCGCGGACGGCAACCACGTCATCGTGAATGCGTTATATCAAAAATTCAAGAATTATAACCGGTCGCCGCAGAATAAGTTATTCCTTGCGACGGATAAATACGACGATGTTATTGAATACAACAATTCGATTTCAGCGTTTTATATCGCGGACAAACGAACCGGATATGATTGTTGTAAGACGATTCTTCAACATAATATAATGGCGTATCATTTTATGACATCTACCTATTCAAACCTCGTATTTTATCGCCAGTATTTCGAAGAGGACACATTCCCCGAATTGCTGCGTCTGTTTTTTTCAGTGAATCGTTTTCTCTCGGTAGTCGCGTCTAAATCGGACGGATATAGCGACGATGACATCGAAACATGGATGCGTCTATTCAATAAGGTCCGGCCGGCGCTTGTCGAGCCCACAAGTCTCCAGAAAACAGAAGAGGAGTATCTCCCCGGTTCAAGCGCCGAAACCGTCCGACCGGAAGACGAATTTTCGTATAAAAAACCGGTTATTACCAAGTTTCATTTGAAGCGGTCGCAGGAATACGGCCCGACGAACGCAGGCGCGATGAACGCATCCCCCGTCATCGTGAAGCGTAATCGCACCGCACACGCACGTATTATCATCACATTTACGACGTGTAAGCGACTGGACCTATTCCAGCAAACCGTTAATTCGATTCTGAATATGTGGAATGACGTCAATATGATTGATTATTGGTATTGCGTCGATGATAATTCGAGTGAAAGTGACCGCGAAAAAATGAAGAATGCGTATCCATGGATCGATTTCTATATGAAGGACGCGGCGGAGAAAGGTCATCGCGCGAGTATGAATATCATTTGGAATAAATTGACGGAAACACGACCGGAATACTGGATACATATGGAGGACGATTTTCTATTCCATACACCCGACAGTTATGTCGCCAAAGCGACGCAGATGATGGTCGATTCGCGTAATGCGGGATATAATGTGCGCCAAATCTTATACAATCGTAATTATGGAGAGACGATAAAGGATTATAAGATGCAGGGGCACCGTATTCTACGCAATATGACGCATGATGTCGCACTTCATCAACACAAAACCGGCGATTTCGCCTATGGAAATTGCCATTATTGGCCGCATTATAGCTTCCGCCCGTCGATGATTGATGTGAATGCGATATTGATACTGGGGAATTATGACAGTGCGAACCAGTTCTTCGAGATGGATTATGCGAAGCGGTGGCAATCTCTCGGATTTCTTTCTGGGTTTTACAATCAGATAACAAACCGGCACATCGGGCGTCTTACATCCGAGCGAGACGACAAGTCGCAACCCAATGCGTATGAATTGAATGATGAGAATCAATTCGTTGCGAAGACGACGGATGCGGCGGCGGATGCGGCGGCGGCGGCGGCGGCGGCGGCGGCGGCGGCGGCGGCGCCCACTGAGTCCATACCCCCCGCGACAGTGTTAAATGTCGCCGCGCCGAAGAAACGATACTATTCGACGATTCCATTTGATGACGGGTTTGGCGCGCAATTCCAGCGGTTTATATGGACGTGTATTTACGCGGAAGAGTGCGAGCAGTCCACATTTGTATACAGAAGCCCCAAAAAGATGGCGCATAATTATGACGACGACAATGAATTCATTGAAAAAATGGATACGATTATGAATCTGAAACCGCATTATATGAGTTATGATGACGCAGTCGTGACTGCGCGCGAGGAAGGAATCCAGATATTAACACCCGATTTTTACGATATATTCAACTACGTCGAGAGAAATATTGACATGTGTATGAAGAGTGAGAGTATGGCGCGAATCAAACGTAGGTTCTGGGAGAATAAAAACCGCCAGGCAGTTTATGCGGGGTTTTCGGCGCACGGAGGATGCGACGGTAGCCCGACACTTCATTTGGCTGCGCATATACGGCGACCGAACTGTGATGATACCCGCCCGAATAGTGGTGAAGAGTATACGGATACGTATTATATTAAAACGTTACTTACCATCCGTGATAAATATGCGAAAACGAGGCCCGCTGACCGAATTATGATACATATTTATTCACAGGGCGCGGCTGAGAAGTTCGCGAATTTTATCGGGAATGACATTATCGGGAAAGATGTTGTTCTTCACCTGAACGAAACGAACGAACAGACGTATCTTGGTATGGCCGCAGCGGATATTCTCATTACATCCGCGAGTTCATTTAGTTATAGCGCGGCCTTCTTTTCGGACGGTGATATTTATTATACGGAATTCTGGCATAAGCCGTGTAGTTGGTGGAATGTTCTTGAAAAGGTCTGAATGCGCGGTCGGGGTCGGCGTCGGCGTCGGCGTATTCCCTGGTATATAATCTAAACGTATTATAGCATCGAACGAGCGTGTAACAAACCCAAATGGAATATAGCGCTAGCGACTACGGCGACTCGGATTTTCTGGCCGATAATGACCGGTCGATTCGCGACTATCGAGAGAATGAAAAAACATCAAAAAAAGAGATTGTAAAACAGATGGTTAAACTGCGACATAATCTTCAATATAATAAACATTTATTGTCTGTGTATCTCAAGGCCAAAACCATTTTTGATGAAATGGTGGAAGAACACCGGGCGCAAATCCATCATTTAGATGAAATATATCGGCATTTGAGTAAATTGATACACACAGAATTGACGAGACATAAATCGTCGTCGAAGAAACGACGGAACGGCGGTGTCGTAGATAACAAACCGATGATTAAAGAATTAGTGAAAGACAAGCGGAAGATTGGCAAATTATTGTCGAATATGCGCAAGGGGCTTGATAAACTGATGGAAATAGATACAATTATTGGAACTACGATAGAAAAAATAAATGAAATACAATTCATAGAAGACAATGACGACGAGTCCGAGGCTAGCGAGGACGGCGAAGATAGCGCCAGCGCCGAGGAATCCGAGGACGACGAGGACGACGAGGACGACGAGGACGACGAGGACGACGAAGACGACGATGAGGATAGCGCCAGCGACAAGGACGAAGACGACGACGAAGCCGACGAAGACGACGAAGCCGACGACGACGACGAAGCCGACGAAGCCGAGGAAGACGAAGACGACGACGAAGAAGAAGATAGCGCCAGCGACGATGCTGAAGCCGAAGACGACGACGAAGAAGATAGCGCCAGCGACGAGGCTAATGCCGAGGCCGAAGAGGATGAGGATGAGGATGAAGATAGCGCCAGCGACGACGAACAAGAAGCAGAACCAGTCGTATTTTATTGAAGCAGATGCCTAGCTCCATTATATTCGCGCCGCATAAGCATCTGATATATTTGATTCGTTCGAATCGTGGGTGCTATTTTCAACCACCTACGCACTTTTCTTTGTAATATACGCAACCAAAATGTTTTGTATATTGCGACCATTTCATTCCCCGGGGACAACCAGATGGGTTCTACGATTTCAACCGTGACGCGATGACATTTTGCGAATGCTAAATATTCTTTGAACGTATCAGAGAAGGGGAATGTATAGTAACAAATGTAATGCTTCTTTAGTTCCGGCGAACTTGTATTTTCATCAAACCCGTGAAATCTCTCGTTAAATTTTTGACACATCCCTAATTCATAACGCGCCATTATACTCGCCCTCTCTGATATATAATATTCAATCGAATCGTATTCAATTTTATTGAATACCAATTTATTGAATATCAATTATCGAATATCGATTCGATTTATTATATTTTGATATTGTATATCATTCAAAATATTTATTCATTACAATATGGCGTACCTCAATAAGTTATTGTATTCTCCCTTTTTTCAAAATAAGTTCGTTTTATATGGTAGTCTATTCTTGGTATTGATAACTATACTCCGATTTTTAGCCAATAACAATTTTAATGGTATCATTTTACTCACGTTGATTGGGGTTCTTATGACCTACTTTAGTAAAAATATGATTATTGTATTATTGACAGCCTTTCTATCGGTTACCATTTTAGATATGTTTCACATGAGCGTCGGTATTGAGGGGATGAAATCGTCGTCGAATGAAGGAGAGGAAACGATACACAAAGACGGTGACAGTGAAAAGAAGGACGACAAAGATGAAGATAAACCCAAGAAGGACGACGACAAAAATGCGAAGAATGATGAAGATAACCCCAAGAAGGATGAAGATAAACCCAATAAGGATGAAGTCAAGTCGGACGAGACTAGTGGCAGCAAACCTAAATCAGGCGGTAGTAGTAAGCAAGGAATGGCAAAGATGTCTCCGGCGAATTATGACGGAAAGGACCACGGTGACGATAAAACTAGTAATAACGGAAATCGTATTGATTACGCATCCACATTAGAACAAGCCTACGACAATATCGAAAATATCATTGGTGAAGACGGTGTGCGCGGATTAACCGACCAGACGAAATCTCTAATGAACCAGCAAAAACAATTGATGGAGAATATGAAGGATATGGGTCCGTTATTGAAGTCCGCCGAAGGTTTTATGAAACAAATCACTGGAGGTGGCGGTATTAGCGGTATTACCGATATGTTGAAGGGGTTTGTGCCAGGAAAGTAATTCGCCTGATCACTATCGTCGTCGGTTCGTCGGTTCGTCGGTTCGTCGGCTCGTCGGTTCGTCGGCTCGTCGGTCGTCGACTCACTGTCATTCGCTATATATATAATCCATTATATATATAGATATTTAGGAGTAGAATGGCGCGAAGATGTCCTCCTGGTGTGTTTTGTTTTGAAAATATATCGTTTTTCATTGTAATCATCGTTATTATAGCGTGTGTATTTTTTATGGTGCGTTATTTCAGCGGTCACGGTCACGGTCACGGCAGCCACGGTTACGGCCACGGCGGTCATGGGCACGGCCATGGAAATGTAATGGTTATCCAGCAACCGCCTCCAGCGCAATCTGATTTCTTGGATTTCGGCATCGGTGGGCCATCATCAAGTCAGGATGTATTATTAAATCCATATGTTCCACCCTTACGTGATAACTCAGTGGGTTCAACTACACCGAGTTATGATATTCGTGGCGGGGTAGAAACGATACATTACGGCGGGTATGGATTCGGCGGCGGCGGTGGTGGCGGTGGTGGCGGTGGGGCTGCCGGTGTGCGCGTAAATGTACCAACCCGCGCAGTCGACACGACATATCGTCAGGTTGGAATACTCACGCGTAATGGAAATGGCGGCGGCAACGGCGGCGAAACAATTCTTCCATTGATCGGGCGACCTTTATTCACAAACCGGGATAAATGGCAGTTTTATACGCTCAGTGATAAAAACAACGCCATTAAGCTGCCGATTACAGTAAACGGTAAAAGCGGCACGGGTGAGTATGGATGTAATAATGTAAGCAGCGGTGATATGGTGTATGTCGAAGGATATAATGACGCGTTCAAGGTATCGGCGTATGATAGTGCTTCATTGAGGTATTTACCGTTTTAAGCCGAGCGTAGCGTAGCGGAATAATAACATAAAACCGTGTTATTATTCATTATTATTCAAATACTTATTTCACCGGTTTGACTCGACGCCGCCGCCGCGTTCGGTTTTTGTGTTTATTGCCGCCGGAATACGAGGTGCCCCTTATTGCATTTGCTTTACGGGTGTCTTCCAGGTTTTCCTTCTCTTCATTCGCGGCTTCTATTGCTTTTTCGTCAATACGTGTCATTACCGTTTCATCATACAATTTCCTTACATTATCGACAGTATCATCGTAAGTTGCCCCTCTTTGTGTTGCTAGCGAACCAACTGCTGTGGCAGCATTTCGCGGACGTATTCTCTTTGCTTCTTTCGATGCTGGAATAAATTCGTAGCTGTCACGTGACCAACCTCGGAAATGGACTAAAATCACCTGCGGCAATTCATTATCCGGTGGCGGCATGTCATTGAAATTATACCGTTTAATAATGAACGCCTGATACCAGACACCGCGACTGTCCATTGCGTCAACTTCTTCGATCTGTAAGTTTTTTGCGGCTAAAATGGCTTCGGCTGCTGCGGTGGCTGCTGCGGTTGCTGCTGCGGTTGCTGCTGCGGTGGCTGCTGCGGTTGCTGCTTCGTCTGCGGCTGCTTCGTCTGCTGCTGCTTCGCCTTCGTCTGCGGCTGCTTCGTCTGCTGCGACTTCGTCTGCTGCTGCTTCGCCTTCGTCTGCTGCGACTTCGTCTGCGCCACCTTCGCCACCTTCGCCGCCTTCGCCGCCTTCGCCGCCTTCGCCACCTTCGCCGCCTTCGCCACTTTCGCCGCCTTCGCCGCCTTCTGCGACTTCACCTTCGTCTGCGGCGCCTTCTGCGCCTTCGCCGCCTTCTGCACCTTTCTTTTTGTCACCACCTTCTTCGTCTTTTTCGACCATACCATTACCTTCCAAACTTTTTGAAATCAACTCTACAAGCCCCGACGCATTCCCTTTATTAACTATTTGAATAGTCTCTTTCAGGGTTCCATCTACCAAAGGTATCAGTTTTGCCTTGATATCAATCGGTACTCCTGGATTTGCAAACGCGTTACATGCCGCATTTTCACCACCAACTCCTTGTCCCAACAAGTTCAATACCTTGTTAAATTCGCTCACGGTGTCCTTGTCTATATTGTCGAGATTTTCATTGAAATACGTTTTCAACTGCGTAAATCCATATTTGTTTTCTTCACCAGGTATCTTGTATGAATAATTATATACTGATGTTTTAAAATCGTCATATCCTTCGGACACGACAAATTCCTTGTTTTCTAAGATCTCCGTCAACATCTTAAACACACCAAGCGCCACTAGATTGCGCTCGGCGTCATTATCGACGTTGAGGTTCTTACGCGCCAATTCGAGAGCCTTACGTAATGTCTGGATTGCGGTCACTTCACTCCCATCACTGAAATTGACGACGTATGTATTGGATTCATCGGCAAACACTTCCTCTTTATCGTCCGCTGGTTCTGATGGACCTGCCGCATTTTTCATTGTTATTTCTGTAACCGGCGAAATTTGAATCCTGAACTCTGTTTCATTGATACTATTTCCGAAATCCCGCAGTGATTTAATTGTTTTAATGGTGGCCGGACCTTGTTGGTTTCCGCTGAGTTTATAGAGTCGCTTTGCGTCAGTAACCGTGACATGTTTTTTATTACCCTGAACTTCTAGTTCGATTACTTTATCAGTTGAATCTCTCGTTACTTGCGCGGTTTCACCAGTATAAATCATAATGTTACCGTTAGTGTCGACAGATATTGAATCACCTCCCGCGATACCTACCAATTCAGGCGGTTTGAAATATAATGCCTGTTTTTGATCTGGGATTTTATTTTCATCTTTGAAATCTTTCTCTGTCCCATAATTTCCATATAGGATACGCCGTAATTCGAATATATCTGTATTTGAAATGTTTAATAATGTCGTTTCACCGACATTTGGCTTGATTTGGATATAATACGGTTTTCCGGATGTAATCAGAAATTCGATAAAGTGCCAGGTGTCCTTTGATTTTAATGTGTAACTTTCAGAGTGGAGCGAAATATCGCCAGTTATCGTTGGTCCTAAATTAAATTTCGCTTTTAATTTATCGCCTTCCTCTGCGTCTTCTGCTGTTGCGTCCATTGCGTCGCCGTCCTTTGCGTCGCCGTCTTCCGCGTCGCCGTCATTTGCGTCGCCGTCCTTTGCGTCGCCGTCATTTGCGTCGCCGTCCTTTGCGTCGCCGTCTTCCGCGTTGTCTTCTTCTTGTTTGGATGGTTCTGCATCGTCGACAGATGGGGTCGACCCTTGGGCGGCAACAGTAGCAGCAGCAGTAGCAGCAGCAGTAGCAGCAGCAGTAGCAGCAGCAGTAGCAGCAGCGACATTGATGTCGTCATCTCCTCCTCCTCCTCCCTTCATCATCTTCGTTTGATGCCGTTTGGCACGCTTTATATCCTTATACTTCTTTTTCAAATACATCAGGATGGGGGATGGGATATAGTATTTCATTGTTTTATTCAATATGTGGTTTAATTTTGTCGCTGACACCTGCTCTGAATCAGGCTTCGGCCATAACAATGGCGCTTTATTGGCAAATCCATCAATAAAACCGAGTTTCGATTTAGACGGCGACGATACCGACGAACTCCGTCTAAATGTATTATACCGTTTGGCCTTTTTACGATGCTGTATCTTTTTCCATTTCCGAACACTTTGATTCTGTTGTCTATGAATCTTCCGTATTTTATTTCGTGTTAATTTCATGTAATTCTATTTCTATTTCTATTCCATATACATAAATTATATATAATATTATATATAGTATACCAATAAATAACATAACAATCGTATAACAATATGCCATCAAGGGCGAAATCGGGTCGTGATGCGCCGGTGAATCTTACGTCAGATGTTATGCGAAAAGAAGACCGCGCGTGTTCGTCCACTTGTAATTTTTCATACCAGTATAACACGAGCACGTGTAATGTATTCCATAAAGGATCTTATTTGCGTATCCCTTACGACAGTGGCAGTGGCGGTATATATCCTGCGAAATATAATGGTGTCGATTATAAAGTAGAACATATCCATATATACCAGCCGTCACTTCATCGCTACGACGGTGCTCTCGCCGATGCGGAATTACTCGCATATCATTCCAGCGCAGACGGTCGCAACTTAATCGTATCTATTCCGATAAATGTTGGGAATGGTAGCGGAAAACAGAGTTCCGATATTATGAATACGATACTTCAGGACCTACCGGGCAAATCAAGCACCGCCGGTAAATATATCTCCGACGTGAATAACTTCAATTTAGGAAATCTTATTCCAAAGGAGGGATTTTTCACATATGTCGGGCGTCATTTATTACCGCAGTATACCGGAACATATAATTACATCGTGTATCACAAAAAGGACGCAATAATGGTGTATCGCGACTCGTTAACGAGCCTCATCGACGAAACCCGAAATTCATCCATCACAAAAACCGAGCCATTGTCAGAAAATAATATGCCTAAAAATTTGTACTATTATAACAAACATGGTGCGAATAATGCCAAAAGAGGCAGTGATATTTATATTAAATGTAATCCTACAGGCGAAGACGGTACGGTATTATACCAGCAATCTGCGAATAATGGTGAACTCGGTAGTTTGGCGGAGCTCGATTTAAGTAAGGTTGGCTTGAATTGGGATACTATCTTGAATAACGATATATTTCGCACTCTAATTGGTACTTTGTTCGGGCTATTATTGGCCGCAATTCTCTTTTATATGTTCCGGTTTATATTCAACCGAATTGGTAATAGGGTGACTGCATCTGGGATAGTACAGAGCGGTGGCGGGTGATAGTGGTGTATCGTTTTCGACACACACACATACATTATTGTTTCGTTTCGTTAGGTAAATCAACGAAATGAAAACGTAGTCAGGATGGTGGACCGGATGGGAACAGGTCCGGACGGGACGGATCGGACGATTACATCACTCCGTCATATTCGGGTTCAACCGCGCCATAAAGCGGGCCGAGGACCGGTTGGAAAGAACCTCCATCACTAGACCCGATATTATTATTAGGCGTGATAGGAACTAAAGTGCCAACAAGTTCCTCTTCCAGTGTCCTCACCGGTGCGGGGTTCAACGCGGTCATCACTTCCTGCTTCTTTTGCTCGGTAGGAGAGAATGTCTCGAGACCATAAACGCCGGTGCTATGACTGGACCTGCGAATAAACTCATACGCCGCAAAGAACCCGAGAATACCGACGACGGGGTTAGTGCTTAAAAACAGGGTTACCGCAAGAATGACAACGAAGATTTGACCGTAGGTGCTCTCGGCGTACTGCGCCAAACCGAGAGGGACGGATGGTGTGAAAACAATATACAAAACGAGTAATACGAAAATCACAATCTCGTGCTGCTTTTCTTGACGCATTAATGTCCGAAATGTATCCATGTGTGTATGTGTTTGAATACTATATATTCTATACGCAGAATAATATAATATTAAAACAAATACAGATACTAAAACAAATACAGATATTCCATACGAATAGTTTTAATACTAAAACAAATACAGATATTCCATACGAATAGTTTTAATACTAAAACAAATACAGATATTCCATACGAATAGTTTTAATACTAAAACAAATACAGATATTCCATACGAATATTATTTGTTTTAATACTAAAACAAATACAATTGAAATCTCTCGACGTTATTATATATAATCTACCGCTACCGCTACGAATGTCTGCGACCGCCGCCGCCGTGACGACCTACTACGGTCCACGTGGATATACCTTATTAAAAGAATGTATGGATGCGGAAGACCTGAAGTTGCTGAGAGATGAACTCACCGTCGGCGCGTATGTTCCTAAAGCACCCGTCCAACCACCTAAATTCCCGATTTACCGTGAATGTTCAAAAAAGATATATATTCCGAGGTTTTACGGAACCAAAATATACGGGTTCCCCGAAGAATCACGCATCCCACCAGGCGCCCCTGTATCTGAATCTCTCGTGTTCGCCGGCGAGATGCGCGAATACCAGAATGTCATCGTGGATAAATATATACATCAAGTCACCAAACTCGAAAACCAGGGGATGGGCGGCGGCGGGCTGCTCGATGTCGACCCAGGCAAAGGAAAGACCGTTATGGCGCTTAATGTCATCGCCCGCCTTCGGGTGAAAACACTCGTCGTCGTCCACAAAAGCTTCCTTTTAAATCAATGGATCGAGAGAATTCAGCAGTTCTTGCCCGCTGCGCGTGTGGGTATGATACAAGGACAAATCCTAGATATTGATGATAAAGATATTGTCATTGGAATGCTTCAATCCCTCTCCATGAAGGAGTATCCGAGAGATATGTTCGACACATTCGGCCTCACAGTCTACGACGAGTGTCATCATATGTCGGCGGAGGTATTCTGCCGATGTATGATGAAAATCGTCACGAAATACACGCTCGGTTTATCAGGCACGATGGTGCGGAAGGACGGGCTCACAAAAGTATTCAAACATTTCCTCGGGGATGTAGTTCATAAAGAGAAAAACGACACGACAAGCCACGCGGTTATCGTCAAGGGGATCCAATATAAAGTGGACGACGCGGAATTCAATCTGACGGAATATGACTACCGCGGTAACCCCAAATTCAGCACGATGATTTCTAAAGTGTGTAATTATAATCGGCGGAGCGAGTTTGTCCTGGATGTCCTACAAAATGAACTGGCGACGAACCCCGACCAGCAAGTTATGATATTGGCGCATAACCGATCCCTCCTGGAATATTTCCACGACGCGATTGAACACCGGAAAATCGCGACGGTGGGGTATTATGTAGGCGGGATGAAAGAGGCCGCACTGAAATTGAGTGAGAGCAAGAAAGTGATTATCGCGACGTATGCGATGGCGTCGGAGGGGTTGGATATTAAGACCCTGACGACGCTGATAATGGCGTCACCGAAGACGGATGTTTGCCAGTCGGTGGGGCGAATTCTGCGCGTGAAACACTCGTCGCCGCTTGTTATCGACATCATCGACCCGCAGGATGTATTTCGCGCACAGTGGCTGAAACGCCAGACCTATTATATCAAACAGAGATACCGTATCATCATGACCGATACAGAAGGGTATTATAAAAACAACTGGACGGTGAAATATCAGCCTCCGGTGGTGACCGCGAAATCAACGACGACGGCGACCGCGCGGGACCTTGAACTCGCTGATGCTGACATTATTGAAATCGATGAAGAGACGGGTGTTCTCTCGGTGACGACGGAGACAAGTGCGAAATCGAAGATGAAATCAACCATTCCAAAAACAAATGGAAAATGCTTGATGGTTTTATTGGAGTGAGCGAAGCGGAACCGAATGAAACCGAATGGAACCGAATGGAACCGAATGGAACCGAATGGAACCGAATGGAACCGAATGAAACCGAATGGAACCGAATGGAAGCGAAGATGAAATCAACCATTCCAACATCAAATGGACAATGCTTGATTCAATTTATGGAGTGAAGCTCGCGGAACCGAGTGAAATGAAATGGAACCGAATGGAACCGAGCGGAAAAGGCTTGATTCAATTTATGGAGTGAAGCTCGCTGAACGAAATAAATTGAATCAAGCTACGGGATGACAGCTATTATAAGCAGTATACGGCGCCGGATTTGCTAGAGCAGTCGTGCTTCGAGTGACATCGGTCCCCGCACCCGCGACTGAAAATGCCGCATTACCACCACGCTGACTCTGGCGACTGCGACCGCTGCACCGACGACTCATACGCTTATTACGGCATGCCTTACATTTACTATTACGCATACCTGTGCGTGAAGACCGACGACCGCGACGACCGCGACGACCCCTGCTGCGACCGCCGCCGACTCCAGTGACGATGTCGCAGTCGCACTTTTTCGTCTTACGCGCATTACGCGCCTTGCGCCGACTACCCCCACCACGCGTCATAGAATTATGTCCGACCGCAACCGGCGCATACGACCCGCGAGCATGAGCGTCCTCGGGTTTTCCACCATTAAACGAATAAAACTGCGACATCCCGCCACCTCCTTGGACGAACGCACGCCCAGCCTGACCCATATACATATTCCCCGTTCCACCCACCGGCACTTGTTTGCTTGACAACGCAATGCCGGAATTATGCTCCGCCAGCGGATTCGAATTTAAATATTCGGATGATGACATGTGTATTATATATATATATATACGTAGTATAATTACTACGTGTATAATTAGTATTTGAATAATTATGAATGAATAATAATGAATGAATAATAATGAATAATTATGAATGAATGAATAATAATGAATAATTACGCCCGATAGTTCTTATTTGAACGCCTGCGGCAGAACGCGCGCTTGGTTCCGCGAGCATACTTACAGCTCTGACGCAACTTACGGCCCTTACATTTCTTCTGGGTGGCCGAGCGACAAGGAGATGAACGCAAACGTGCTAAATACTTCTTCTGGTCGCTGGTCTTGAATGCGAAAGGCTTGATTTTGCGGATTTTTTGACCGCTGATGGGTGCGGAAGGCTGGAGGTTCATATGCTCGCCACCGAGACGGATTTTGCGCTTACGGGCACCGCCGCCTTGCTCGGGTGAACCATTCGCGGTCCCGAACTTGTTAACATTCGATTCGTCGATGTCATCAAGTTCGGGACCGGGAGGTTCGGGTTTGGGACCGGGAGGTTCGGGTTTGGGGTCGGAATCGGTAGTTTTGGGCATTATATACATTACTACTATAAAATAATTCACGGGTATTCGTGTGCGGATAACCTCCTCCTAGTACAGACATCACCCGCTCCACCGCCGCCGCCGCCGCCGCCGACCGAATCAAACAACGCGCCAAGTATCAAACGCAACTCCGGCTTTTTCTGTGTAAATCCATTAATCATAGAGGTTTCCTTGAGAGCATAAAAGTGAAGTTCCGCTAAATGCCGAATCTGGGTGATATGGTCCTGTCCATCAATCATAATCGCCGGGGTCTGAATGCCGTATTCCCGTTCAAATGGAAGAACCATATTTCTAAATATGTATTCGGTCGCGATTTTATAGCTATACATCGTTGGCGGAATATAACCATTGGTGAAATTATGGATATCAAATACAATCCCGTTCAAGATACACTTATGGGCCCAAATGTATTCAAACATTTCTCTCGTTCTCTCGACGCCTTCATTGGAAACGGCGGTTTTCACCCATAACATCGGGGGCGGAGCGCGAGCCCGAGCCTGCGCCGTTAACTGTTTGATATCATCGACATTACGCACGACATTGTCATGCCTATTACGCACGACTTTGTCATGCGTATGTATCAATTCGACGTTCTGTTCGCGAAGATACGACACCAGATTTGGCGACGAGTTACATGTTACCGCGTAGCATGGTGTAACATACGGCAAACACCGACGCAATTCATTCAATACATTGGATACGCGTGACATATTTCGATGAATGGAAATTATGTTGTGAAATGACATCGAATGAAATGAGATGGACTTGGTATAAGTGGTCATCTGGGTTATACGTATACAACGAATATTTTTATATCTGATTCCGACTCGAAACGAATCGAGTTCATTCCATTCCATTCATCGGCCGCCACCGCCGCCGCCCCCGCCCCGAGAGAAAGGCCGCTTTACCGGCGCAGTAGACGAGGTCGTCGCCGCCGCCGTCACCGCCGTCCGCCGATACATCGTAATATTGTATCGCGATTCATGCTGTTTCACTTGAAAATCATTGACCACTTCAGATGTTTGAGGAACAACGGATATCGGCACCCACCGACAAAACTTCTTATTCAGTTTACATACGAATTTGTATTCTTTATGAAGTGACACGTATTTATCCAATTCAATATTCTCAAACTCTTCTTCGGTTTCACTTTCCTCCATCGCGTCCAAACGCTCGTTTTCCCGGATATTTCGAAACAACCGGTTCATCATGACACTTGTCTTATAATTGGGGATATGCGCGAAATTATGGAATACTTCACGGCTAGCCCCTCCACGCCCAGGACCACCGGTCTTTACAAACAACTCATAAATATCGTTCTGGACATTTGGGCGCACGATGAATACCGCCTGGATATTCGTAAGCATATCATCGTCGGGTTTTATGTATTCCTGGGCGACGGACACGACGGGTACGACGGAGGCGGCGACACGAACCAGTGCCGGTGCCGGTGCCGGTGCTGGTGCCGGCGCTATTGTGGCTGGTGCTGCTATCGAAGCGCCCGACCGCCCCGATTCGAATAAGTTCTGTGAATAAACCCGCATGTTCGTATTACTTCTATATAGAATGGAATATACCGGATAGGGTAATGAGCGTAAAAAAGCGTCGTCGCATGCGACCGCGACCGCGGCCGAACATAATACAGGCAGACCGAATATAATACTGTTCGATTGCGTGTATGCGACTTGACGTAATGATTGGTCCGTCGTAAACATCCGCTCGCACAATTGGACATGACTGGATAATGTGAGACTCGGGATTTGCGTCCCCTTATACCAATAAACGTGAATGATGGAAAAACATTGGACCGTAGAAGTGCGCTCGGGCCGAAATAACACACCGCCAAAAACAGTGCCATAGGTTAAAGATGAATGAAAACATGTATCGAACACCTGAACTGGGCCGGGATACCATCCGTTTACTTCATGGAATTTACGAAATAAGGCGGGGACTTGATTTCGCTGGGTCTGGACTTCGATAATCGCGAAGATTTTCTTCTTATTCCATTCGGTAGCCCATGCGACACAACGTCGGCCTTTGGGAATAATAAAACATTTACTATCGCGAATGGACGCGGGCGTGGACCCGGACGTGGACCCGGGCGCGGACCCGGAATTGTCGTTCTTATGAACAGGAACTTCATAAGAAAGTCTAGTTGTTGGAAAATTCGACAGTAAACTTTCAACATCGGCAGGTTTTAGTAGGGGCATCGTATATAATATATCATCGGGTTCCCTTTAATTCATTTCGTATGGTGCTCTCGACGGCTGTGTCGATTGCTTTTTCAGTCCAATTGTTCGTAAGAACGACTTCAAATCATTTTTCATTTCGGCGTTTCTATTGACGGACGACGACGACGACGACGACGACGACGAGGCTCTGTTATCGTTGTCATCGTCGTCATCTCCTAGGTCGGAACCGCCATTATTCTTTCTATTAACTATTCCTAAACCCGAACGGGTCGCCGCCGATGCTGCTCCGCCTTCACTATCGTGGTTTAATTTACGATTGATGGTTTCAAATAAAGAATTGTATTTCTGTTTGGGACAATGTATCAAATCTTTCACTTTCGGGGTTGTTAGGGTTGTCTCAAAGTATAAATATAAATAATGAATAATCACGATTAAACTTACTGAAAAAGCTATATTTTGAATGAACCAGATCATATGTAATTAGTAATAGTTATGTATTCACGTGTATATTACGAACATAATTTGAACTGTAATAGAAACGAAATCATATCCTCCCTGAATGTATTATTCAATTTATCGCTTTGTGAAATAATACCATCTTCGGTTGTCATATAAAAATCAGTCACGTCGCCTGTCACGGCATCGGTGTCCGTCTCCGTGTCCGTCTCGAATACAAATGCGTTTGGTGACCCCGCGTGGAACTTGATTATTTTCTTTACCCGGATAATGTACTTATGATTTGGTGGAATGTGGATAGCGGCGGCGGTGGTCGAGGTAGGCGCGGCGGTGTGATTTAATTCATAATAACTTTCATCGATTAAAACCGGGATGTTATAATCTATCGGCTTGTCGCTACCGTCAGTCACTTTAAGCATTATCTCCTTTATCGTAACATTGCCATCAACCGGAACACGTAGATGAAGTTCGCGGAATCCATTACGGTCACGGTCACGGTCACGACTGTTACCCACAGTGGATTTTGATACTCCAATTTCATATATATCGGTTTCCGTTAGTAATAAATGCTCGGTTTTGGTCTTCACCGTGTATCGCGCACTCCCGTTCCCGGTCACCGCGCTCCCTTTTTCTATAATTTGGCGGATCTTCGCATAGGTTTTATTGATGTCGTCGAGAGATATATTCAAAAAATAGATGCGAGGTTCAGTCTGTCGGTGGGATTTGATGGCGTGACTCGCGGATGTATTTCTATAAATGGTGCTAAGCCCGGAGATAACCATCGCCTGGCGCGCATTTTGATTTTTCTTCTGTGCGCGAATTTGAGACATTGCGGCGTTATTAACGTATCGGTTTTACTGTATACGCGAATTATGTTTATGTATGTTCGCGCGGGAACGCCGCCGCCACCGCCACCGCCGGAAAAAACTGATTTAGAAAGTTGTCACTTATATAATATACATAACCACATCGGTATTTCAATGGCAGCGGAAAAGACGCAAATCGTTATTGTCTCGAAGTCGGGTTCTTTGTCTGAATGTATCGTGGAAACGAAGAATGAAGCCACCCTAGATGAGTTGACGAATATACTTTCTAAAAAGTGCGGAAACAAGAAGAGCGACGGATTCAGTTGTTATCATACGTATAAATACAAGAACAAGAAGGCGCGCACGAGCTCAGCGGTGACGGCGTCATCAGTGCTTTATATCGATGTCTGGTGTAAGACGGATGGTCGCGCCGGACAAGAGAACAAGTATGAATTGCCACCGCCAATTGACGAAATCATCATTTTCGGAAATATCGCACTTGTCGCGCGTATCGACAAACAAACCGCGTGCGACCTTTCGATTGTATCTTGGAATAAGATATACGAGAAACTGTTTGGCGGATTTGAGGATTTGGCGGCTACCGCACAAGATGACGAGAATGAGATTGACGAGCTCGCGTTTGTTCCTGCGTCGAAGAAGACCGCGAATGGTTATTTGAAGGACGGGTTTGTGGTGGATGACAGTCTAGGTAGCGGAAGTGCGGGCAGTAGTGACGTCGAATTGGCCGTCGCAGGTGCCAGTGGTGCCGCTGCCGCCGGTGCCGCACCGAAAAAGAAACGCAATGCTGGCGGAAAGAATAAGAATAAAACGAAGACGCAAAAATCGGATTCGACAACGACCGAAAGTGAGTTTGTAACGGAGACAGAGACGGAGACGGATTCAATTTCGGATAGTGAAATACGGTCGGATTCGAGTAGTGCGAGTGCGCCCGAGCCCGAGCCGGTGCCTGCTGTGCCAGCGGTACCAGCACCTTCGAATCGTAAGGTCAAGCCATCTATTAAAAAGGTGCCTGTTGCTAAAAACCAATCCACGAAGAAGGATGAAATGAAGGCCGCAGCAGCCGCAGCAGCCGCAGCAGCCGCAGCAGTAGCCGCAATATTAGACGACGGTAATGATTCCGAATTGAGCGAGGATTCATATTCGTCATAAGACCTAACGCGGTCGGTCGGTCGGTCGGTCGGTCAATTTTGTAATGTTTATTTTTTCACAAAATTGATTATTTATTAAAGCGATTATATACATTATCACAAACACCGACCGAATGTCCACCATCGACGCAATCGCCTACCCCGAACATTTTCGTAATGAAGTGAGAAAACGCCTGGCTACAATCTTATTGACTGATGCTGCTGCTGCTGCTGCTGCTGCTGCCGGCGAACTTGACGCCGGCGCTAATATACCCACGAATCTTGAAAAAGGGGTATATAATTGGTCGATTCAGCAAGCCGCGAAACAGAATATTGTGAAAAAATGGTCGAACCCGTTCTTTGTTACATTATACATTGACCGCCTGCGTTCCGTTTATATTAATCTGAAAAAGCCGAGTGTTGCTGAAATGGTCGGCCAACAAACCATCCCCGCGAAGGATTTCGCGTTTATGACACATCAGGAAATCTGCCCTGAAAAATGGAAACAACTTATCGATGACAAGAAAGTGCGCGATAAGCAGAAATATGAGCCGAATATTGAAGCGTCCACGGATAACTTCACCTGTAACAAGTGTAAGTCGAAGAAGTGTACGTATTATCAGCTTCAGACACGGTCGGCGGATGAGCCGATGACGACATTTGTCACGTGTTTGGAATGTGGGAAGCGCTGGAAGTGCTAACGCAGTGAGAACGTAGTGGAGCTGGAAGTGCTAACGCAGTGAGAACGTAGTGGAGCTGGAAGTGCTAACGCAGTGAGAACGTAGTGGAGCTGGAAGTGCTAACGCAGTGAGAACGTAGTGGAGCTGGAAGTGCTAGTGAGAACGCAGTGAGAACGTAGTGGAGCTGGAAGTGCTAGTGAGAACGCAGTGAGAACTAAGTAGTCGCCGCCGTATTATTATTTAATCTACCAGTATTGTAATACTCGTATTACACAAATAATAATACCCAATGGACTATATTCGTAAATGTATGACGCCGCGAATGAAACGGTGTGATAGTGATAACAGCGTAAAGAGTAGCGGGAGCGACCGCAGCGGTGGTGGAAGTGACGCCGACGCTGTCGACGCCGGTTATTTCAGGCACGCGTTAAGTGAAGAAAATCTACAACAATTACGCAATGAATACTATAAAAAACAAATGACATCTCCGCGTCCGCCAACGCCAAGAACACGCGACAGGTCAGATTTTTTATGTACATTTTGTTTATCATCTTGTTATCGTAACAGCCATGATATTATACTCACCGATGGAAGTATCGAACGAAAATGGGACCAGACCACATTTAGCGGTCAAAACAGGCAAAAATATAAGGATGACGGGTCGTTTTTTATGTTTCATTTAAGGGTTCTATTTTGCTTGGAATGACCCGCTCCGTTCCGCTTCGCTCGTTCCGTTCCGCTTCGCTTCGCTTCGCTATAAAATCTCTAAATCCTGAATACGCCAATATTCCGACCCCCCATTCGGCAGTGGGCGACGGATGATAAACGGCGTCTTCTTCTGTTCCAGTTCCTTCACCGCAATAAGGTATCCGTCGATAACCGTAGAATCGATTTTAATAAAGGGTTGCGCGCCCTCATTGAGTTGTTTGGCGCGTTGTCCTAAAATCCGCGTCTTTTCGTATTTCGTCATAATCGGGATGGTCTTGTGGAGGTCATCCACGATGACTCCCGCGCTGTTCCGAACCACACGAGAAAGGGTTTGAATCTCGTCGTAATTGTGCGAGAACGACTCGGGGTGATAGGTCGCAACGAAACTATCACGAACGGTCGATTTAAGCTTTTGGAAATATTCCGCGTTATCCGGCTCGTCGCTATCATTGCCGCTATCATCGTCATCATCTTCAAATGTAAGCCCGTGTGGAATACCGAGTAAAGTAAGGTCATCTTCGATATTCTTCTTTGTCGCGCCTCTTTTTTTGTTTGCTTTCTTTTGTTTGGCTACTGCTGCTGCTCCCGCTGCTCCGCCGCCCGCGCTGCCTTCTTCATCGTCTCCGCCTTCCGCGCCTTCCGCGCCTTCTTCATCCGCACCGCCACCGCCTTCCGTGTCAGCATCACTATCGGCATCATCCTCCGCCGCCGCACCCGCGCTTTCACTTCCCGTCTCATCCGCATCTGATTCACTACCGGCTTCGGTACCGCTTTCATCATCAGTACCAGCCACCGACAATTCGAGTTCTTCGTCTTCTTCTATATCCGAATCGCCACCGCCACCGCCAGCAGCGGCTTTTTTGCTCAAAACATCTACTCCCGCTGCGCCAGGTGCCAGTTTATCTAGACTTGACATCAATGCTATATACATAGAATATATTACTTTATTATGTTTCAATTTTACGAAATAAAGTAATGGAATGGAATGAAATGAAATGGAATCGGTTCGAATCGAATCGAATGAAATGAAATGAAATGGAATGGAATCGAATAAAAATACTTGGAATGTATTATTGACCGGACTTAATGTTGCTCAGTATTCCACACCTTATCACACTTCGCGCACAAGTAAACATACTTCAAATTCGTGTCATCATAACGAAGGTAAATCACTTCGCTCTTTTTTTCTTTTTTGTCGCCGCCACCGCCACCGCCACCACCGCCGCCACCGCCAGCAGCCCCCGCCGATGATTTCCGATTGCTAGGACATTCATCATTCGGGCACCGGATTGTATTGATGCGCGGCAAGGTCGGGTCCAATTTCGTATATTTATTGACGACCTGGGAAAACGTCTGTGGCGTGGTCGTGTGCTTCACGTTCAATTTCGACACACAAATATTCTCCGACGCAATCGTGTCATCAACATGACCGCAGTTCCGACAATAATACTGTAGCTCGTTTTCAGGGGTGATACTGATATAATACATATTCGCGCATACGGAACAGAAATGCATATCACAGGGATTACGTCTACTACTATATTGTATATAGATACATTTAATTTCAATTTAAGTCGCTATAACTCGCTATAAGTATTATAATCACTCAAACGACGCGTCTACAGCGTCGTAATCTTTCATTATCGTATCATACATTATGTTCGCGTTAATACATCCATATAATCCGATACTCACCGTTTTCTTTTCCGGATAGGTATTCATTCGTTCTATCAGAATCTCTCGAATACGTGTTTTATTTTCATGGAATTTCCGTTTCATGAACTCTTTAAACTCCGGAACAAGTGATAACTCTATGGCGACATGCGCGGTAAGGTCTTTCAATAATGTCAAGCAGGCGAATTTATAATTATAATATTCCACGATGGTGTGATACGCTTTAAAATCGTGGTGTTGTGCGCGGATGCCCGGCTCGTGAAGCAGCGGTTCTTTATCCAGAAGCGACTGGAACGTAGATAAAATCGTCTGGATGCTCTGACAACCGGTCCATTGCTCGCCACGCCATGTATTTACAATAGAAGCGCACACTTTCTTATTCGCGTAAAAGTTCGGATGAAATCGGATACCCCCCGTATTCGTCAAATAAGATACAATCGGCGGCGAATGCGGATAATTCGTCGGGAATTTAAACATGAAAAAGTAGTATCCGCCAAAATACAACGTATCCGATGGACCGACGATACATGCGAACCCCGTCAATATATCGGTTTCGCTATGACGATACATAATACCGCCTTCTTCTAATGTTTTATCGCTCATGATGCCTCTTATATCCTTTAAAAGGCGCATGATGGTTTCTTTGGGGATGACGATGCTAACGGGGGCGGTGCCGCCGGTGCCGCCGCCGTCTTGAATGACGGGTAAATTATTCATTATGTCTAATTCAATGGTTTACACAATTTACACAATTTCTTTTTATGTTTATTATGTCCCGCCGCCGACGCCGCCGACGCCGCCGACCCCCCCAAACGGCGCCATTTTCGGAGCGAACCGTGACGATAACCCTAGCAGAAACGTGCGCGAGGGTGCGCGACCACCCTTACCATTATGCTCTCATAAAAAACAGCCTTACTGAATATGGTCTCGTTTACCCTCTGCGACTCTCAAAAAAAAAATCTACGGGTGGAATCGGTTTTTTTCAAAAGTATTCTGTCCAGGAAATCGAAAATGAAAGTATCCCCCTTTTTTGGGGGTCCGGCGCAACGAAAAAGTCGGGGGGTCGTTTTAGGGGGATCAAATTTAGCCAAATCGGAGATAAAACCTTTGTATTATATAGTATAACCAACGGTGTTTTATTTATTACACACCGTATTTCAATTCGTAATTTAAACAAAATTGAAGTTTTTCCAGACAAATCAAGTAATACAACAAGGCGACGACAGTTCCGAATGACAACTTTATTACATGGCGCGGGGGACGACGTGGTGACCGCGTCGGCGTCGGCGGCTGCGGCGACGAGCACAGATTCGTCTACTGCGGCGTATCAGTCATTATGTAGTGGAATGACCTACGAACAATTTATGAAACATCATGTATCAAAACCAGGCGAGGCGTACACACATACCCGCATCGGAGATAAAGCACTGAATATATTCGGCGGTGTTTATACAATCCCTCCGGTGATATTGCCAATCTTCTGGCGCAAATATTATACTCATGTATTCGAAAATGGAAAGCAGGAATATTTGACGGAAAAGCAGAATCCAGAATACGGACCGCTTATGGTGGATTTCGATTTCAGGTATGATACAAGTATCACCAAGCGACAGCATTCGAAGGAACATGTCCTGGATATGATTCAATCTTATATTGAAATGATGGAAACCCTGATTCAGTTCCCCGCCGAGGTGAAAATCCCCGTTTATATCTTCGAAAAGGGGGATGTGAACCAACTGGACGATGTAACCAAGGACGGGATTCATATGATGATTGGCGCAGCGCTCGATCGACCCATCCAACGAATGCTTCGGTCGAGAATGTTGAAAGAGTTACAGGAAATCTGGACGGATTTACCGATTACAAACTCTTGGAATGATGTTCTTGATGAAGGTATTTCGCGCGGTCATACCAACTGGCAATTATACGGGTCACGCAAGCCCGGGCATAAGGCGTATATGCTGAAGTATCACTTCGTGATGATGCGCGACCCCGATGATGAGGAGGGCGCGTGGATGTGTCAGGAGGAGAAAACCAGCAAATTCAATGTGAAGGAAGAGTTCGCGAAATTATCGGTTCAGTCCGCGCTCGTCGGCGCCGGCGGTGATGCGGTGTATCCACGATTGCCGCTTATAGCCGGCAACACAGCCCTGAAGGCGGAATATGACGCGTTGGTGAATCAGCAACGGACCCAACGCAGTGGTGGCGCGGGAGGCGCGGGGGGCGCGGGAGGCGCGGGCGGCGCGAATGGAGAAGGAGGTCGCCGACTTCGTCTTGTATTGTCCGGCGGTGGAGCCAACGGTGCCGCAGGTGGCGCCGGAAATGGAATCGTAGGCCAAAACGGTATGATTATGATGGATAAAATCACCAATCTGGCCGAACTTAATATTGCGGTGGAAACATTGTTGAGTATGCTTGAACCTACCGAATATGAAATCCGCGAAACGCACCATTATACGATGGCTCTACCCGAACAGTATTATGACCCTTATGACAAATGGCTGCGCGTCGGTCTCGCACTTCATAATACCAGCGACAAACTATTCCTCTCGTGGATGCTCTTCAGTGCGAAGTCCAGCAAGTTCAAATTCACAGATATTATGAAGAATTATGATACGTGGTGTAATTTCCCGTATAGCCCCGACGGCCTCACACGCCGGTCGATTATGTATTGGGCCAAAAACGACTGTTTCGAAGAATATACGCGCATTCGCAATGAAACCATCGACAACTTCATCCACCAGACCATCTGTAACGAAACAACGAACGACGCGTCGACGGATGTGGATTTGGCGACGGTGCTATACACGATTTTCAAGGACCGGTTCGTTTGTGTGAGTGTGAAGGATAATCAGTGGTATGAATTCGACAAGAACCGCTGGGTCGAATGCGACCAGGGCAACTCGCTTCGCGCGCTCATCTCCAAAGATATGCACGATATTTATACGAAGAAACACCGCGAGATTATGGATGTCACGTCGGGATTGGACCCCACGTCCGACCAGTATACATCCACGCGGAAGCGGTCGCGTCGTATCGTGGATATCTGTACCAAGCTGAAAACCACCAGTTTCAAGAACAATATTATGCGTGAGGTGCGCGAGCAATTCTACGATAACGAGTTTATCGAGAAGATAGATACTCGTCCCGAACTCTTATGTTTCAAGAACGGTGTCATCGATTTCACGCATAAAACATTCCGCCGTGGCCAACCCGACGACAATCTGTCGAAGACCACAAAAATCGACTATATTCAACTGGATACAAACAAACACCAGACACAAATCGACGAAATCAACGAGTTTATGGCGCAACTCTTCCCGGAAACAGAACTGCGGAATTATATGTGGGAACATCTGGCGTCGGTTCTTATCGGAACAAACCGCGAACAAACGTTCAATATTTATATCGGTGGTGGCAGCAACGGCAAATCCAAACTCATCGAACTGATGTCCGCAGTTATGGGCGAATACAAGGCGGTCCTCCCCATCACCGCAGTCACACAGAAACGCGCGATGATTGGCGGTGCTTCACCAGAACTCGCTGTGCTTAAAGGGGTCAGATACGCGGTTATGCAGGAACCGACGAAGGGCGACCGCATCAATGAAGGTATCCTGAAGGAAATAACGGGTGGCGACGAGATGAGTGGTCGTGCGCTGTTCAAGAACACGATTACATTCGTCCCGCAGTTCAAGCTGGTCGTATGTACGAACGTGCTCTTCGACATCAAGAGCAATGATGACGGCACCTGGCGTCGTATCCGTCTGTGCCCTTATAAATCGAAATTCTGCGAGGAGCCGAAATCCGACGACCCTGATGAGCCGTACCAGTTCCTCATCGACAAGAACTTGGATGTCAAAATTAAGACGTGGGTAAATGTCTTTATGGCGATGCTCGTCAAGAAGGCATTTGAAACAGATGGAAAGGTGCGGACGTGTGCGTCGGTTACTGCGAGCAGCAACAAGTATCGTAATACGCAAGACTACCTGTCGGAGTTCTTCCGCGACAAGATTCGCCCCGTCGCAGACGAAGAGACGTGTATCAAGAAGACCGAATTATACGAAGAGTTTAAGAAATGGTATGTCGTCCAACACGGTAAGAATATCCCCAAGGGCAATGAGCTCTACGATTATATGACGAAGAAATACGGCAAGCCATCGGGTAAAGGATGGAAGAAGTGCCGAATCGTATATGACGACGACGAGGGCGACGACGAGGGCGCATCAGGCCACGGCAGCGGCGAGGAGTAGTTACCAATGGCGGCCATTCATGCCCCGGGGGGGATTCACCACCAAAAACTCACATTATTGATTCCGAACATCCCTATTATATCGGTTAGTAAGTTTAATATCCGTACTACGACAATCAATATATATTTTGGATATATGGCTAATAATATAACAACAATGATGTTCCGTTTGTCGTATGTTCCAGATGAATAGAAATCGCGTATGGACATATACACAAATATCGCAAATACCGCATAATAAACAAATACAAACATATCTTCCATAAATGAAAGACTGTTATACTGGTCGTAATTGTATAACGCCTGTTGTTTGTATAAGTTGATTTCTTTTTTCTGATTTTCAATTGCCGTATATATCGCGGTTTGATTATTTGCGTCAAGTAGTTTATCTAATGTATTTTTACTTGAAGCGTTAGACATATCCATCGATTTTAATTGAATCGCATTTTGATACAATTTCAGTTTTTCGTCTGCTTTATCGAATAAACTATTAATAGACGCGATATATTTGTCTTTTAATTGATGCGCGTTTTCGCAAAATTTATCGCCCTGGCAATCAGTATAATATTCTCCCCATGGTAATATTGATTTGGAGATGTCCATAATGGTTTTATTCGATTGCGTGTATCGCGGAAGCCGTTGACTATAGGTGTCTTTCGCAACGGTAGGATTGTCAATATAAGAATCATCGACATTATAATAATTGAACCCCTCGATAATATCCGTTGACATCGTATTTACCGGATATGAATTTTGCGATTTCAGTTTATTATCGTTCACTCGTCGATCAATTTCAATGTACTTCTCTGCCGCTTTGGTAACACGGAGACTCGACTTATCGCATGATTCTTTTGTTGTTACACGGTCTTGATGTGCTTTTATGATTTGGTTTTGGTCAACCTTTCCATTTACTAAAGTTGTATAACGAACACTTGTTTTTGTGATTTGGTTTGGACAATTGATATTTTCGTTACGCGCTTTTACCCATTCATTATACGCCTCAATCAAATCAAACTTATCTTTGTCTGGACCTGTAAAACCGCCAGCCAACGAAACGTCTTTTACTGCTTCCATATTATTGTTCGCTGCTATCATGACCTGTTCGAACGATTTTTGGCCTCCACTGCCTTTCACAGATTCGGGCGAAATAATAGGATTTGCAACTGCTGGTATGTTTTTCATTGCGATCTCGCCAGATTGCGCTTGTTGTAAAAGTTCGGGTTCAATACCGTCCGCATCACTGAAATCAATCCCCATTTACTATTCTTTTAATTCTATATAATCTTATATAATCTCAATAATCTAATAATAACTACTATACTTATTAGATTATAAAATACGGTGCGATGAAGCGCTACGAACCAGTAGTACCAGTAGTAGTACCAGTAGTAGTACCAGTAGTAGTACCAGTAGTAGTACCAGTAGTAGTACCAGTAGTAGTACCAGTAGTAGTACCAGTAGTAGTACCAGTAGTAGTACCAGTAGTAGTACCAGTAGTAGCAGTAATGCATTTTTTAGATGGTTCGTTCCATACCGTCCCGGTATCACAACAACTCGCGCCATAGCACGGTGCGCCGCCAATACCCATATCGGACAAATTTGCCGGGTCAGAATTCATTTGGATTAATTTCTGCTTATTCAATTGGTCTTCATTAAAGTTCCAATCATATTTATCAAAATCATGGTCGTTACGGCGCATGATATCAAACAATTGCCCCCCGATGATAATACCGCCCATTGTAAGTATAAAAATAACGCCTAAAGTTGAAATAGAACCAGGTATCAATTCCTTCTTTCGCAATACAGCGAGAATAATCATTGCGATGGAAACGTATATGACATTTTTCATAACGTCGGTATTCGCTTCATAATTCCGCGTATAATAGTTATTGATTTGTGCCATACGACGTTTGTTCAAATTGTCGCTTGAAAGTGCGGCCGCGTTGGATGTTGCGCGGGTCTTCTCTTTGCCGATGAAATCAATCGCGGTTTTCTGTGCTTCGTACAGCGCGCCAGACTCAAACACTTGCCCCGCTTCTTTGATGGTTCCGTAGGTTGACGCCAACAAGGCGATAAGTGCGGAACGCGCTTTGGTGAGGTTTGTCACTTCACCTTCCACTGGCGCGTTTACGCCTGTGATAGAAAGACGGGTATTAATACCCGCAATCGCCTGTTGTATTTCTTGAACCGACGCGCTGGTGGATGCGGTGAATTGCGATGAAGAAGTTCCGAAATTAGGTAAAATACTTACATCTTTACTAACAGGAGATTCACCACCAGCGGTAAATGTAAACGTTAATTTATTTCCATCGGCGTTGCTTGTCTTTGAATAGATTGATACACCAGTGGTTTTAAACGTTATTTGTGTTCCACTAGGGACATTGGTGTTCGGTGTAAATATAGCGGGTTTGGTACTCGTCCCGACGGTAAAGGTATATCCGGACGCTGTTGCTGTGTTAGTTCCTATGGTGACATCGCCCGCCACTTCACCCAACCAGTCTACACTAAGTCCTTGAGACGGGGTTAATTCTGCTCCAAGAGTTATCGTAATCATAATATCCGCATTTATGCTGCCAGTGGTCGGTCGACGAAGTTGTACGCTGCTCTCAAGTGTTCCAACAGTCATTCCTTCAACATACCGATTCCGGTAAAGGTAATCTTTGAATAATTTCGCCGAACACAATACAACAACCGCCAATAAAACCAACAATATTTTAGTATCTTTATTCATTTGATACGCCATTATTATATATTGCGATGTCTATTATATATTGCTATGATTATTTATTATTTACAATCCATAAATAATAATTATATTTTATTGTTTACTTATGGGATTTCGTAATACGTCGTCCGCGTCCTCCAGTTGTTACATTATTCTGCGCGCCACCAGACCCAGATCCAGATCCAGAAACAGTTTCGCCTATACTGTTTACCGCCTCCGCTGCCTTCTCACTGACTTGTTCCGCCATATTTTTCGCACCATCAACCGCATTCGCCGCAGCGTCATTTACTGAATTCACCAAATTATCAGCGCCTTCAGTGATACCTGTGGCAAGATTTTCGCCGGATTGTTGTATTGCGGCGCCAGCATTCGCAAGCGCGGCTTTCACATCTCCCGTTCTATCCGCGATATCGTCCATGTTGACCGCTTTCATACCGAATAATGAAGTTATAAATCCTAAAATACCGCCCGCTCCGCCCGCTCCGCCCGCTCCGCCCGCGTCGTCCTCCACGTCATCCTGACCGAACATTTCCTTTATTTTAAGTAGCGCGATTACTGCGAGAATTGCTAAAATACTCCAAAGAATAAATTTATAAGACTCTGAAATCAATCGTTTATTGCTTTCATCCTTAATTGCGTCCAATCGTTCGCGCTGGTATTGCGCGTTTCCGATTTGAGTTAATGTATCTTTCACGCCTGCCATTGTTGCGCCATACGTACTCGCACTAATGTCTGTTTCTTGAAGACCTTCGCGCAGTGTAATGAATGTATCTATCTGCTTTTTATAATCTTTAATTTTTTTAGTTGTTATGGTCGATTGATTTTTCACAACATTTACAGCTGCGGTTGTATCTGGCATTGTTAAATTCCCTTCCTTCGGAACAATATCCGCGAGATTACACTTCGTTCCGGAACTCATCGCACCGCCATCCGGGTAATATTGATACTGTGCGCTATCTATCATATTATATTGGCCGTTTCCGGATGTCGCACATTTGGGGTCAGCGATCGTCCCGTTTATAGCCGGGACTTTCAACATCAGTTGTTTTGTTGGTTCGGCTACACGCATTCCGACGGGATACATTTTCGTTTTATCCTTTAATTCGCATTTACCGTCCGCACCGCCACCGCCTTTGGAATACACGAACCCGCCGCATTTCTCGTCCCCATCGCACATCTCCCGGCATTTTTCCATCGACGCGGTTATACTTTCACCGACGGGCATTGTCCGAACGCGTCTAGCATAGTCCAATGTCTTCGGGAATGATGTCGCATCTACCGCGTATACCTCAAGGTCGGACAAAGTGTAACTCTGGTAACTTCTCGCTGCGCGTCCAAACGGCGCCCCACTTTTGTCTGTTAAAAATGTATACGCATTGTTGTAGAACGATTGCCCACTAATATAAAAGTCGTGTCCTCCGCCGAATGTCGGCATATACGAGCTATTCATATACGTGGAATACGGTGGATCAGCACCATAAATACCATTCTTCGACGTAAATTTATTTGTTCCATCATACAAAAATGCGGTCGAGTCGGCCGCATAATTCTGTACACTGGACGACCAACTCAACGAAGTATACGCGCCGAGCACTTTGCCGTCATTTATGATTGCGCGAGTATAGGTCGCGCCCTTATTATCGCATCTCTGGTGAAACGCGGCTGGAGTCCAACCATCACGCGACGCTTTATATAACAAGTTCGCTGCCTCCGCATACGCGCCTGGTGTGATTTCTTTCAAGCTATAGGAACTCTCCGCAGACCGCGTATCATATGGACCCACGTTGACATATTTCATACCGCCCGACGACGCACCACCGGCACCACCCCCCGATTTCATATACGACAGCGCTGATTCCGGGTAATCATGTTTCTCGCCGTTATGGTCGATATACGCAATACGTCCGACAACCCCGCGCCCGTTTCGGTCGGTCGCATCCACTCCGGTAGGCCCACCCACCTTCAATGAATAAAGCGCAACGGATTTCTGTTGCTTCGTCCGTCTCACAGGATTATCATCCAAAAACTCATACCCTTTCGTGGTTTTACATCTCTCTCTGTATTCCTGGACGGCGGCGCGTTCATACCCACCGCCATTTCTGCTCTCGAGAGCACCTAACCACCCCTTCAAATCATTATTGCCATAGGTGGCTAAACCGCTAGGGCTGTATCCCCAAGAGCCTCCATTTTTATAAGAACAATTGCCACGCCCTTGTTGATAATCGGTAAATATACATCCATTAGTATTTTTGTGGTCGCATGACGGGTCAGGCGGGTCCGTCGATACATCAATCGTATTCGATTTCCCGTATAATCGCGGTAAAACCGTGGTGCCATATGACTTCATAAACCCGTCTTCATTACCGTCAGGCTGTCCGTGATTGTAACATTTTCTCCCGCTGTCGTCATATGACAATAAACCGTTCAAATTGGGTTCGCCGGACCCCGTATAAATCCAACATCCACCCCGATTCTCCGGACCACCCGGTTCTGCGGATGAAACCAAGAAATAGGAACTGCCTAAATCCTCGGCTCTGCGCTTACACTGTGATATAGACACGTTCGCCAGGTCATCCTGAAAAACAAACCCGCGGTCCTTGAATGTCCGGTCCGTTGCTTTATCATCTACGATATAACAGCCTTGTCGGTTCGTCTTGATAGACGTATCAAAATCCGCGGATGGTCGGTCTTTCACGAATACGTTTGTGCGTTCATTGCCGCACGAAAACAATCCGCTTGAACCCGGGGTGCGTTTCACATCGCGAACACCCTCGTTCGTCAACATAAATAGTGGTGTTGTATGACTGGTGTCAGTTTTCGCATATACCATATCAAACGGCTTGATATTATCCCACGTGGCGTCGATTTGATGTTTTGTAAGATTCCCGCCGGTGACAGGACAACCCAACACCCCGCCGTTTTGTTTGACCGGTGATGTTTCAAACCAATTCTGCGGATTGTTTGTCGTATTCGTAGGCGCAAGCCATATTTGAAATATACGGTCTTTTGTTAAATATCCGTATTTTGAAACACCCGCCGTGTCAGTTACTTGAGTCCAATTCCCGCGGGAATTGTTACTGTCTGCGTTGATAAGATTTATAACCGCAGTTACTTTATCTTTGTGTGTTTTTTCTTGTGCGTCATAGGCCGCCTGTTGATCGACGAGGTCGTTTAAAACTTGGCTTTGGTTTCCGCCGGCTCCAACCGGACCAGTTGCCGGGTTAGCCGGGTCAGGGAGACCTTCAATGACCGGACCAGATCCAGCAGACCCCGCGCTGGAAGAAGAAGTAAAAGAACCGATGATACTATTCAAAGCATTTTGGAATTGCGCGCCGATATTTAATGACGCGGACCCGGACCCGGACCCAGCAGTTCCAGTGGGAACAACGAGTTCAGCATTCGCGTCTACTTTTTGTCCTTGATTTATTAACTGTTTCTGTGTGACATATGAGTTCTGTACGTGTCCTGAATTCACACTTGCTTGTTTTACTAAATCATTTGAATTTTGATAAAACATATTTATTTATGATTTTTATGATTTTTATGATTACTACTATATAATCATAAAAATATTATTGTTTCATTTATTCACAATCTGACCGCCGAATTATTCTGAACTTTCTTCGCCCATTTTCTCCAAATCTGCCATTGCGGGTGCGAAAAACGATTTAAAGGTCGCTTGTAAAAAGATAACAATTAAAAATAGAAACGTCACCCCCACCCACCACATTTGCCCCGTCCAGAATTCGGGGTCGGATAAATACCTCCAAATCATCATGATATTCCCTCGCATATCCCATCCAAATGAAGACATAAGCAATAAACCGACTACAAATGTAACAACCCCCCAATTGAACCACCATCCCCATGACACCGCGATGGATACTACGGCACCGGGGTCAACTATAATTTTTGACACATACAAAAAATACGTTATTATAAAAATCACACCAACCAAACAATAAAGCACGAATTTAAATTTGCGAGAATTCAATGTAATTTGTTTATTGACGTCTTCATAAATATTATTCATGTTTTTACGTTGGTTGATAATATTATTGCTTGCGTCGATTTGTTGTGCGCTTGAATTCATATACCGGTTGATTTTTTGAATAACAGTATTTTGGTCGCCAGATGTTTGTGAAAGCGCAGAAAGTTCACTGTTAATTGACGAACCTGCGATAAGCGCGATTTCTTCGATTAACGAGTCAATGCGAGATTTTAAATCGGCGATCTCAGTTGCTTCGTTTAAAGCCGCAGATGTAGTTATACCCGTTTTGGTATATGTTCTTGACACACCAGCGTCTATAAATCCGTTATTTGAACTTGAAACCATGGTCGAATACCCGGGTGCGACGGTGTTATAATTTGCTGCTGGCGGTGCGTTCCAAATAAGACCGTAGCACTGCTTATTCCACGCGGCGTCGCCTTTATTGGTTGCGGTACTAGTTGGGTTACCCTCGCCGGTATATACAACTTTTTGAAATACGCGTGGGTCTCTTGTTGCGAAAGACCAACACGCGGACGCATCGGTCGCCCCCGAAGATATAAACTTCCAATATTCGCCAAAATCTTCACCTGGACTAACGCCTGACGGCGGATTCGAATTGGATATTGCGTTTGTATTAGTTGGGAGAGGTGTCGTCGACGTCGAAGCAATGGGCCTGTATGAACCAATGTATGTATCATATTTCGTCTGAAGAGCTCTTAATTCGACCTGTTTATTGAGTAGCTGCGATGAATCAGAATAACTCATTCGTATAGTATAGTATAGTATTTATGAAACAATATTACAATATATGCAGATTATAATCTCCGTTATAATCACCGTTACGTTCGCGGTTACGTCGATGTATATACTGTATTTGAATCCTCACGAGTGATATCGACATTAAGATTATATGTATACGCGAAATAGTAATACACCGCAAATATAACAATAAGTGACATAATAACTACGCCTAATAATGATACTCCACTGGATTCACCATCGCCGCCATCGCCGCCATCGCCGCCACCGCCACCGCCACCGCCACCGCCACCGCCAGGCGATACAAACAGAAACGCGAATTTGAATATCATTAATACTGCGACCAATATCACGAAACACCAGAATACGTATACCGCAGGATAATAATAACCACCGAACCATGTTTTAATTTGAGCTAAAATATCTTCGTCTAAATTGGCCCATTTTTCCGCCATCGTCTTGTCACGTTGAATAATCGTCGTATTTGCCGCATTATTCAAAATGTTCTGGTTTTCTATCTTGATTGCTGCGACAGTGGCGTCTATTTTTGTTTTGATTTCAGCCAATTTAGAATTGATAGTTGGTGCGACGCTTGCGCGAAAACATTCGCTTTCCGCCTTCATCGGCGTGTCACTGGCGGTCGGTATCGCTTTATATTGGTCTGGTGATAATTCAACGGGTTCGCCGACCACCGCGGTCAAACACGATGAATGCCGCTTATCAGGCCAAACCCCTTTTTCATAGACATGTTTCTTTCCTTCCACGTCCACCCACGCATATTCAGGGTCAGTCGAACCGCTTTTCACGTTTTTCGCAGTAAGGCACGGTGTATTGCCCACCATATCATAACTCTCATAATCCGCGAATCGACTAAAACCCACACCGCCACCGCTACCGCTACCGCTGATATCAATAAATGATGCGGATGTCAATTTAAAGGGGTTTGACGTACTGTCGGCGAGTGTTACATCTCTCGTAATTGTAGGACACGTCTTACTATCGTATAACATTACAGATGACAAATCCTTATACCGATGGGTATATCCGAATGGATTCACGTAATAAAAAGCGGCGCTTGCGTCTGTTCCCGAATACGAGATATCGCGGACGAGTTTACCCGTATACTGGTTATTGGTTTGAAGAAACCGCGCCCGTGTAAGCAAGTCATCCGTATACAACCGATACTGCGTCGTATAATCCGTGGTCAATTCACTTAATTTCTTTTCAAGGTCAAGCAAGTTCTGGCTTTTTCCGGCGCTGGTTGTGCCAGTGGTCCTCGTTGTTACAGTATTCGACGATGAAGTCGATGTTCCAGCGACATCATTGGTCAGTCCCTCTTTATACGAAACAATGCCGCCGCTGCCGCCGCTGCCGCCGCCCGCCTGTTGTGCGGGCGTAAACGGTTGAATCGGGTTTTTTAACGTGTCATATTTTCCATATGAAAAAAGGTCGCCCTGAAGCAGATTCATATTAAGACTTGTTCCGGTCAACATTCCTTCTGTTTTCTTTTCAGAAGTGGATTTCTCGGCTGAGGCGGATCCACCCTTTCCGCCGGTATCTGCGGAATACTCGGTCATAAGTGCAGATAACGTATTATCTAAAGCCGCGTCATTGTTTATTTGTATAGGGGGCTCGCTGCCCCCGCTGCCCGCTGCCTTAGTTTGAAAATTATCAATTGAAAATGGTGTCGCGTTCGGAAATAATAGGGATTTTTCTTTATTATACGGTATTTCTCTAGCTACGATATTTGACATTTTTGTATTATGTTATAAGATATCTAATATTATAACATATAAGAATTCGATTCCATTCGATTCCATTCGATTCCATTTCATTCCATTCCATTCCATTACCGTTGCTTTAATGTATACGAACTATTTTTGAATAAATTTCCGACATCAAAGTGCGACCGCCCGCTACTTCCCAGCCCTAATCCACCAAACCGACTAAATAATCCTCCACTACCACCAAACCCAAACCCGAATAAACCACTGAGACCAGCGCCACCACCACCACCGCCACCATCGCTGCCACTAAAATACTTCTGGACCAATTGCGACCCCACTACAAATATACCCACCACAATCAAAATAATATTCAAGAATTTCTCTCGGTAAATCTGGTTCTCGCGATATGCCACTTCTTCTAATGTATTCTTTATTTCCTTGCGTTGGCCGAATTTTGTAATCGCGTCGCCTGATGAGGCCGATGATGACGGTGGTGGCAGTGATAATCCTGTCAAAATTGTATTTATTTTTGCTTCTAATATATCGTTGACTCGATTCAGACCATATATTCCTTTAAATGCACTTTCCGAATTAAAATTGGTTAGCCCGGTGATTGAATTGGGGGCGGTGTTGTATGTACTTTCTGTGTCATCAGTTACGCCTTTCATAATAGCCGATGTCATTTTACGATAAAAAACATCTCCTCTATAAGCACCACTCGCCGCATCACTATTTATACTATTCAGGTAAAACCTGTTGACCTCTTCACTATCCGCCACCGACGCATTAGATATTGGCTGCTTCCGTAAATAGTAACTGGGGGTATTCGCTGCTGCGCCATCGACAAGGGTCTTTGTGGCATCAGTCCCCTTACCTGCGGTAGTATAATACTTTTCGGTGAATTCCTTATGTAATCTCTCGAGTATTTTAGTTGCGCGACATACTTCTTTATCGTCTTCGGATGGAGAGGCTGAAACTACGTAAGATGTTCCATTTATATTGTATGGTGTTCCCGCAGTATCACACGACATTCTTGTTCTATTTTATTATTTCAGTTATAATACCAAAATAAAAAAATACGGTCGATTCCATTCCGACGATTTCATTCCGTCGATTCCGTCGATTCCGTCGATTCCATTTCATTATTTCGCAATACAATAGCGAAAGTACAAACTCGTGACCGATGTTTTGCTCGGCCGGGTTATTTTACAAACTTGACCTGGGCGCATCCCAATCGCAAGCGCCACCGGGTCGTAGCGCGAAATACTCGGCAGCTGTTTCATATCCGTAATATTGTACTTCTTGACCACCGCCTCTTGTTCGGTTTCGCTTAAAACCACGTGTTCGGGAACATACTGATGCTCCAGGATATTGAACTGAAGGCGGTCAAGTGAGTAAATCACAATGAATATCCGGTCCTTTTCCCAAATCTCGTTCAGAATATTAGTGATTGTGTCATTGACCTCCTGTTTCATAACAATAATGAGTGTGTCGGTTGGCTGAAGCGCTTGCTCTAAATAATAGAGGTCGTCAATCATATGGTTGATATTTTCGCGGCGCAATGTTTTGGCTAAATGATACTTGACATATACCTTCCGTGATGGATGGACATCCTTTTCCGTGGAAAGCAGCATATCGAGCTGGTTGTTGACATACATCGTCTGGATTTCCGCAACACCATAATCCGTATAATTGGAAACATCCATCCCCTGTTTTTCGAGTAATTGAAGAAGGATGTTCCTTGATTTAAATAAGGTGGAAATCGTTCCGCTGGATACATGGGTAGTATTGGATGCCATCGCGAATGTAATGAGCGAATGTATAATGAGCCAATGTCTTAATATATAATAGTAATAAATCTTTATTATTCAATTTATTACTAGGATTAGTATTTATTGTATGTCCTCTGTGTGGATTTCAATAGTTAACGATGTAAATTTATGGAAAATGTTTTAACACCCGCTTCATTTGGGGTCGGGGATGCCATGGGCGGTGCGGCGCCGCCTGTTTGCGCAGCCGGTTGCTGTGCCTGCTGTGACTGTTGTGCCTGTCCTGGAAACTGACCGCCGCCGCCGCCGCCGCCGCCGCCGCCTCCTTGGGCCTGAACAGGCATCATCCCCGCCATCGGCATCGTCGCAACTACCGGAACATTCATCGTCATCATACTTCCTAGGTTACTTCCACCAGTGCCAGCGCCACCGCCCATTTGTTGAAATGGAGCCATCGCCGCCGATTGCACCGGGTTCATCGCCGCGCCCCCCGAATAACGCGAACTCAAATAACTTTCAAGGACACCTGTCGGGATTTGGGGGATAAAATTACTGGTGTGGCCACGGCCATGGCTACCACCGCCGCGCTGACCACCGCCTTCAAACATCGATGATGAATACGGTGGCGTTCTTGGCGTGCTTGGCTCGCTCGTGCTCGCGCTCGTGTCCGTGCTCGGTATATTCTCGTCGTCTTTACCGTATTTCTCCAACATCTTCTCATTAAATGAAGCAACGGCACCACGCAGACGGTTCGCATCTTCCGCCGCTCCGCCGCCACCTCCCCCACCTGGGGCGACAGGAGAAGTATCCAAAATGCTACTATAACCCGGTGTCTTGGGCTGACCTTCATCCGATTCGGCGGCGGCGGCGGCGGCTTCTTCATTCCCCGAACTGAACTCAATATCACGGCGCAGCGCATTCAACGTCGTGCGTTCGTCTGTAAGTCGCGTCATTTGAACCTTCAGGCGCTCCTCTTCCGCGACATTCCCTTCACGCTTCGCGCGCTCGATTTCGCTAGATACGCGCTCCAATTCTTTCGCATTCGCCGCGATATTTCGCGAATTTTCGTCCATGACATTATTGGTCTTCTCATACGCACTGCGCGACTTTCGTGTAATCCGCTTTTCAATCAACGTTATAATCGCGCGAACCCAATTGAGCGGTTTGCGTGTTTTACGCAATTCTTCCACCATATCGCTTGGAGCAATCGGGCTATCATCCGGATAAACAAGCATTCCAGATAACCATCCATCGGGGAATCGTGTAGGGTAATCACCGACCCATTGTGCGCCGCTAATCGACCATTGCTCAGTAGGTTCGCCATTCTTATCCAGGATAACGGATTCAAGGACAAGGTCTTCGCCGGTTAAATCCTGTATCGTCATCGCCGCCGCCGCCGCACCGCCACCGCCACCGCCCTTTCCGCCGCCGGCACCGCGCATCTGGCGCGCAATATCCGGTTTCAACGCGAATCGCCAACCGAAGTTGTGAATACTCGCCTTCGTATCAATATCCAAATCAAGAATAATGTCTTCGGGATGGTCATCTACGTCAAGTGGTTTCATAAACGCGCCGGCACCCAATCCAGACGCCGCCGCCGCCGCCGCCTCTTCTTCCGCCTCGCTACGAGACGGTAAATAAACGCGACTGCCTTTTCCGGATTCGTCTTCGTCCGCGCCCGCGGCACCCCGTCCTTGCGTCGACGACACCGGAGGACGCGGTTTCAATCCCGCCGCCAACCTATTTCTCTCGATGATATCATCTACACCCATCGCACCGCGACCATCTTTCAGCACCTTATACACATTATTCGAATATGACATGCTAGGAAGTTGGTCGATATTATCGTCAGTTATAATACGCATCTGGACGTTCATCACCAGCAATTCTTGCATAAGTAATTTGAGACAGTAAGGAATACGCACAACGCTGAATGAACGCCCGAATTTCGTCATTTGGATGACGCTTGCGCCGCCGCCGCCCGCCGTGCCACCCGCCGCCGCCGCATCCGTCAACGCCCCCGAATACTTAATCGGTCCATCCACCATCGGGCTCATAAATAGATTCTGGTTCGGATTGTAAATCGCAATCATGCCCGACTTATTACAGACGGCCATATGATATTCGTCACCACGCACCATAAGCGACTCATTTAGAAAATGCGATGCGCCGTGACCCAATATTCCATCACGCTCCATTTCACCGACACGCAGACCGCCGTCATTCGCGCGACCTTGGACCGTCTGACGTGTAAGTTGGGTGCGCGGACCCTGTGACCGATAATTGATTTTGTCTTTGACCATCTGTTTGAGACGCATATAGTAAGTGGGGCCGATATAAATATCGCTCTTTACTTGCTCTCCCGTCATTCCATTGTATAATACTTCGGTGCCGGATGAATGATATCCATAGCCGGTCAAAACAGACCCGAACGATTCGTGTTTGGTCCCGTTGTTTGTATAGGCGGTACAGTTACCGAATCCGCCGGTAAGAACGCACGCCTTCCCCATAAGCGACTCGATGAGTTGCCCAATTGTCATACGTGTCGGAATCGCATGTGGATTGATAATAATATCCGGGCGAATCCCGTCCTTCGTAAAGGGCATATCCTTCTCCGGAATAATCAACCCGACCGTCCCCTTCTGACCGCAACGAGAGCAGAACTTATCGCCGATGGACGGGAAACGTTCCTCGCGGATTCTGACTTTTCCGATACGAAAACCGGTCTCGCCCTCCGTCATAAATGCTTTATCTACGAAACCGAGTTGTCCCTTCTTTGGCATCGTCGACATATCGCGCATCTGCGCGCCCTCGTTTTGGATACTCACCGACCCCATCCCAATAACGACTTTCTTATCATCCATCTCGGTGTTTTCGCGAATAAGACCATTGTCATCCAGATAACTGTAATCGTACCCTGGTTTAATACCGATTGCGCCTTCCTTCTGGATATTCGCGAACCGGGTATCTCGCTGTGCGCCGCGAACACTGCTGCTTTCTTCGCGTGCTTCATACATATTGTAATACGTGATTCGAAACATCCCGCGTTTGATGCTCGCCTCATTGAAAAGAATCGAGTCTTCGACATTGTATCCGTTGAACGACATAATCGCGACGATGGCATTAAAACCGCAAGGATGTTCTTCACGATTAATGAGGTCGAGATACCGGCTTTTCACGATGGGGGTTTCACCGTTATTGATGACGACGCCCATTTTATCAATACGGACCTGGTAGTTGCTATGATACAGAGACGCGGCTTGCTTGGCTTGTCCGCATCCGAAGACATTACGCGCGACTGGGTTATTTTCCGGGAAGCAGATTTGGTTTCCCATGACACCCATAACAAGCGACGGATGGATTTCAACATGCGTGTAATGTTTTCCGTCGGCGGATAATGAATTACTGCGGCGCTTACTACTGCTACTACGGCGGTGCTTACGGCGGCGGTGTTTGCGGCGGTGTTTGTGTACCGCGGCTGCGCCGCCAGCACCCCCGGTCTGCGCGTCCTTTCGCAGCTTCTCACGCATACGTCGGTCGACTTCTTGCGCCTTGGCGAATGTTCTCGGCGAAAGACCTCCAGTGCCGCGACTGCCTACATCGCTCTCCTCCTCGACCGGTTCGCTCACCTCCTCCTCCTTCTCACTCTCACCCTCACTCTCACTCTCACTGCTGCCGCTGCCACTGCCACTGTCGCTCTCGCTGCCACTGCCGGTGCCTGTGCTCGCCGCCACAGGCCTCTCGAATTTATGGGTCATTGAAATCAACGTGGATTCCGTCTCCGAAGTATCGATATATTCGATGATGGCCTGTGTCGCCTTCAAACGCCGGAAATCCTGTATCGTATTTACACGCGCGACATCCTCGCTGACTTTCTGTTTTGCGGACAACGCAGATGTATCATGTGCGCGACCATAAAGCTCATCGATGGTATAATAATTACAATGCGCCGCCTGAAACGTCGGGTCCGACTTCGCGGTAAATCCCGTCGTCATTTGCTCCCACGACGCTTTCCCCCCGCGTATCATTTCCAGGATTTCGTCTTTATCGTAACTAGGCCGCCCCGTCTCTTCATCAATATAGAAAATAGGCCGGCAAAGACGTCCCGCGTCCGTATAGATATGAATTTCATTGTTTTTAATATCCCATCGGCAACTGATATAAATCGGGATAAGCGCATTGCGCCGGTGGAGGCGAATAAGGCGCATCGTTTCCTCTGGCCGAGTCACCGCACCCACCCACGTCCCATTCACGAACACTTTCGTCGTATAATACAGGAACATTCTAGTGCTTTCTTCCAGAAGGTGCATCTTCACGACTTCGCGTAACCATAAAGTCATAGGATACGCCGAGCAGTGATTCGTAATCCGCGTCCCGAATGCGAGATGTTTATGAAACCCGATATTCGCACCGTCCGGTGAATCCACCGGGTCAATCATGCCCCACTGCGACCCGTGAAGCATACGCGGTTTCACGATTTTCGCACTGCTATCCATCGGCAGGTTGATTTTACGCAGATGCGATAGAAACGAATTATAGGACAACCGATTCAAGTCCTGGATGACCCCTATCCGTTTTGTATGCTCCGTTGCACCCCAATTCCCTTTAAATGCTTTTTTGAATCCGTTCTCCACGATACGCTCGCGGAAGAATTCCTGGTAGTTCATCTGGATAAGACCGACGAAATTCTTCTCGTATTTCTTCGGGTCTTTGAAATATTCGCGGTCCATCGAGAGACGGATATGCTGCTGCTGAAGCGCGTAATACTCCTTGAATAGGTCGAAAATCAGCGCCCCGCTTAATTCGATACGCTTGAATTTGAAACTGTCGCGGTCGGTGGGTGCGTCGATTTTGAGAGATACACGGAGTAATTTATACACCATATTCCCGAGGAAATACGCCTTCTGGATATAATTCGTCTCACCTACCTGGGGGAGGAAATAGTTCATCAGGATATCGTGGACTTGCGGGATGGTCTTCGATTTGGTGAGTGTCGCGATGAATTTAATCGCACCTTCCTGCGTGAATATCTTGTTCGCGTCGTGGATGGAGGGGATGAAATTATCGAGGAGTTCGGCGTTTTCATCGAGGTCAAGCAGACAGAATTCGAGGATATCGCGGTCGGAAATGACGCCGAGTGCGCGCATCACGATGAACAGGGGGACGGGTGAACGCACATTCGGGATATTCACGACGATTTGTTTGTTCGTGAGGAGGCTGGTGGGTGCGACGATACGCACGGAGAGAGTGCGCTCGGGTTTGGACGCATCCTCGCTGACGGTGCGAATATCGGCGGCGTGCGTATAAACATTGTCCTCGTTGTTTTCGCGGATGTAAATCATATTATCGGCGAATTTCTCTTGGGAGATAATCGTCTTTTCCTTGCCATCGATGATGAAATACCCGCCGTAGTCGTTTTTACATTCGCCCATATAAAAACGGGCCTTTGGCTCAAGGCCATGTAAAATACAGTGATTGGATTGAATCATGATGGGGAATCGGCCGAGGAGAATTCTCTCGAGCGTAGCGGTTGTAACCTCGATGCGACGCCCGCCGCCGCCGGTGCCGCCCTCGCCGCTGTCCGGAACCGCAATTTTAAACACGACATCGACGTCATAATGAATCGTGGTTCCATAGGTCATATTGCGCAACCGTGCCTCATTTGGGAACATATAATGTTCGCGGTCGTCGTCATAGATTACCGGTTTTCCGAAATAAACCTTGTCGCCATTTTTTCCACCTAAATACAATTCACAGCGAAGATTGAACTCTTGTGTATCTGGGTCCTGCTCTTTCTGGAGGATAATAGGGTTTCTCTCGCGGAATATCTTGAAAATCCCTTTCCCGAAGAAATCGTTGTATGAGTCTATATGATGACGAATCATCATTTGTGGGTCGTCATTGAATAGACGATTGATTACTTTCCACGGAAGTTCTGGGTCGGAATCCATACTTCGTATATATTACTGCTTCTATTATATAGTCACAATATTTAACGAATATCATATATGAAATCATAATGAAAATTGTTTATTATGATTTATGAAATGAATCCGCGAATGCGATGATTTATGAAATGAATCCGCGAATGCGATGATTTATGAAATGAATCCGCGAATGCGATGATTTATGAAATGAATCCGCGAATGCGATGATTTATGAAATGAATGAAATGAACGAACGAACGAACGCGAGTTCGAATCTAAAACCGCATCATACTTCCAAACGCGTCATTGTTACCTTGAAGCTGGATCGCGATACTTGCCTCGTTCAATTTGCCCGTATTCTTAATTTCGGTTGCGACGAACATCAAAACAAAAAATAATAGCATATATGGAAGAAGAACGATAAACCACGATAGACGCTCATAACCGCGCGAGCATAATATATCTAAAAACCACGTCCATGCGACAATAAACACTATTTTAATGATGAAGACCATCGACGTATTGGCGACATTACAACTGACATTTCCGAAACAATACGAATGTGTATTTTGGATATTCTCAAAAATCATAAGGAACAATGAAATTACGGAAATGAAGAAAAACACAAATGCTGGGGTGCATAATGAGCGAATACGAGTGATAACATCCATTACGGTTTGTATTATATATATATATATATATAAATATATAAATATAAATATATACCGTATTATATATTTATGGCGACTATGTCTATCTAATAATAAGCCCCGGGAAAGAAAAGTAACATAACCCACGATATTTTATGATTTCCGCGGAAATACACCTTGTTGATAAGCCAAGTCCAAATACAGATAAATCCTACTAAATAAATTGTCTCTAACACTGTCGTCTCTATATCGCACTTACTCGAACGGTTGGCGCAAACTAACCTGCTTAAACACCGACCCAATGTGATAAATAATGCGAGAACAAAATAAATAATGGCGGGAGTGCTTAAAGAACGCACCTTTGAGTATATATTATCCATTATCACGATATATAATATATAATTACAAAAACATTATTTCAAAGCAATAGGTTGTCCAATAGGTTGTGATGTTGGATTCGATGAAACGAACCCAGTTGCCGGTCCTTGTAATCCGTGAACGATACTAGATGGTGTCTCTAATGCGGAATTCCCCGCGATTCTTGTGATTTCCGGCAAAAATTCCATAACCCCGCCACCACTCTGGCACGCAATCCTGCGGGATTTATCTGTGCCGGCCTTACGGCGGCTCTTCGAGTCACTACGACCACGACCACGACCACGACCGCGACCGCGACCACGATGTCCACGACGATGACTGCCCGCGGTTTGTGTATTGTGCCTTTCAATAATCGCATTACTCGCCTGGGGGGGTGCTACAGTAGCGGTATTCAGGGCGTAATGATTGCCGTTGATGGAATGTGGGACGGGGTCGTTTCCGCCCGTTTGATGATGGACGTCACTTGGCCCCCACGCCCACCCCCCGGTCATACTCCCGCCGCCTGTCTGGCTTTGGCATCCGCGCTGATACCATTTGTGCGTTTTCTTTTCTGTGCGCTTACCATTGCCATTGCGACGGCGCTTACCCACACTCTTCTTACTACTATTACGACGACGACTAGCCATTTGATATATATTATTATTATAAAAATACGAATATATAATTTAACATAAATAATAAACTCTCGCCAGCGACGGAACATTTATGCGACGCCGAACTCAAACAATATCTACATGCGTCAACATATGCCGGCGGCAGCACATCTTCGTAAGCCCTAACGTGTCCATAACCTCGCCTTCCGGCGTCTTGTCGATATATTCCGCGGTGAGGTAGATAACCTTGTCCACATCGAGGTCGCGGGAAAGCTTTATTTTACGCACTTCGGCTAAATAGTATCGGTATTTGTCAGCGATAACTTTGCCGCAAGTGAAGCATTTGACGGGGATGATCATTGGTGAAGGATGAGTGAGCGAATTACGAACGAAGTGAGTAACGAATGAAGTGAGTAACGAAGTGAGTAACGAAGTGAGTAACGAAGTGTATTGATATATGATAACATATTGTTTTTATATATCAATTTTAATTACCGAATGTTGGATTTAATATTAACATAATTCCGAGTTTTGAAGCAGGAATGATATCTGTAGATTCAGTTAATTGTTTACCTATTTCATTCTCTAATATTTTATCTAGATTTTTAGAAAGCGGTTGTTCATTACCTTTTCGATCCTTGTATGTGTTAATTGCATCCCTTATTTTACTCGATTCAAACCTAGTAA